AAATGCGCCTATCAAAGATAAATATCTTAACTGGTGTGTAGCTGGTAAAGAGTATATGGGTAAAACTGGTTATACTAACTATGATATGTATTTACCAAAAGGTGAAGGTCAAAAATATGCTTATGGTGCTGAAGCTGCTAAAGTTTTAGAATATAATGAAGCTAAACACCTTAAAAAGCTAGAAGTAACTGAGAAAAAAGAATTTGGTGAAGATACTGATTTAGCTATCCCAAGTAAAAATGCTGCTGACTTCAGCTTAGATTAAAAGTAATTAACTTTTGAGAAAGGGAGTCTCAGTGCTCCCTTTTTTATTCTAATATTTTTAGTTATGATTTCAACAAAAGGACTAATTTCTGACTTGAACCAAATTCCTACAGAATGGATATTTGAGTTCTATCTAAATCTTACAGAAAAACTAACTGGACAAGACCTTAAAATCAAATCAGTATTTGTTAAAGAAAATACTCCATCATTTTGTATTTATCCTGATAAGATGGGTAGATATAGATTTAAGGATTTTTCTTCTGGTAAATCTGGTGATGCAATTGAACTTGTGATGATTTATCATAATCTTGAATCAAGAGGTGTTACTGTTAGAAAGATCATGGATGATTATTCTATGTATATTTCTAGACATGACATTGCACCAAGAGAGTATGTAGCTGAAAGTAGATATGAAGTTTCTGATTATGAAATTAGACATTGGAATAATCTTGATCAAGATTTCTGGATGGGTTACAAAATTTCTTCTAGGTTACTAAAAGAATATAATGTTCAACCTTTACAGTATTTTATCTTGAGTAAAACAGATAATGAAGGTGAGGTGAAAGAATTAAGGTTTGAGAATCAATATACTTATGGTTATTTTAGAAAAGATGGTACTCTGTATAAGATCTATCAACCTAAAAATAAGAAAAGTAAATTTATCAAAGTCTCTGATTATATTCAGGGTTCTGAGCAAGTTAACTTTGACTGTAAGTATCTCATTCTTACTAAATCTCTAAAAGATATCATGTCTTTTAAGACTCTTGGTATTGGTAATGCTGAAGCTATTGCTCCGGATAGTGAAAACACTGTTATTGCAGAAGGTATTATGAAAAAGTATATGCATAAATATGCTAAGATTATAGTACTCTTTGACAATGATGAGCCCGGTATTGAAGCCTCTAAAGCATATCAAAAGAGATATAGTTTTGATTACTTGATATTACCCTTTGAGAAGGATATCTCTGACACTGTAAAAGCTAGAGGTGTTCAAGAAACAAGAAACATTGTGTTTAATCTAATAAAAAGTAAATTATGAAAGATTCTGCAGAATGGATCTATGAAGGTAAAGAGTTTAAAGACTCTCATATACCTGAAGGTGCAATAGGTTTTGTTTATGTTATGTCAGCTATAATAGATGGTAAGTCTGTTATGTACATAGGAAAGAAAAACTTCTTTGCAAATATCAAAAGATCCTTGGGTAAGAAAGCTCTGGCGGTCAGTACTGATAAAAGGTTGAAGAAATATAAAATGGTAATACAACCAAATTTTAAAAACTATTTTAGCAGTAATATGGTCCTTAAAGAAGCACATAAACAAGGAGTAAGTATTAAAAGAGAAATACTTAAAATATGTTATTCAGCTAGAGAACTTACTTATCAAGAAACCAAACACCAATTTGTGTATGAAGTGCTTGAAAAAGAAGAGTTTCTGAATGGTAATATTCTAGGTAGATTTTATAAAGTAAAATAGCTATGAAAACACTTAGACGTATTTATAGGTATTTAGCTTTTATTGAAAAGCATGTGAAAAAATGTAGAGAGAACTCTCTATTTGGTAAAATGTAAAATTAAATTGATGGAAAAGTTCTCATTTGGAAAAGAAGAATGTAAGAATCTGATTGCAATGATTAAGTCACCTGATGAAAGTAACCATGAAATGGCAAAAACAATATTAGAATCCCTTGACATTGAAGAGAATCTTCAGTGGGTTTTTATAATTATTGTATTTGCTGGTAAGTCTGAAAGATTCTGGATGCATAATAATTTCTATAATGAACTCACTAAAAGATTTGGTAGTTTTCTCCAAGCTTCTCTAGATAACAGAACTATGAGTTTAACACTCTTGAATACTGTTTTACCTAATGAAGTAAAGTTGAAGTCTCCTTATGTTGAGTTGTATTTTGAATTATACTTTCTAGAAATGAAAAAGAGTCTGAATCAGTATGGTTATGATTTTGTGAATGAAATTCAAATAAAAGCAAAAGATGAATAAAGTAGATTTACTAAGCAAAACGGTCAAAGACCTTATGCTTAAAGAGCCCTATTATGGGTATTTTCTAATTCAGCTGAATAAGCATTGGAGAGATGACATTCCTACAGCAGGTGTAAGTAAAAATGGTATTAACTACCAGTTGGCCATAAATGAAGATTTCTGGGTCAACACACTTACAGACCTACACAGATTAGGTATCATGAAACATGAGTTACTACATATTGCTTTTGGACACTTAACAGCTTATCATGGATATGCTGATCAGAAGATGGCAAATATTGCAATGGACATGGAGATTAACCAGTATATAGAAGATACATGGTTACCAGGTGGTGATTATACTACTGATGAATATACTGCTTTGAAAGAAACAGTAATCAAGGAGCATAAACAAGCACAAGATAATGGTGCTACACCAGAAGAATTAAAAGAAATTGAAGCTAAACTGCCTATGAGAGGTATAATGATTGATGATTATCATGAGTTAAACCTTGACAGAAAAGCAGGTACTAAATACTACTATAAGAAGCTGAAGGAAGCTAAGGAACAGAAAGACCAAACAGGTAGTTCAGGTTCTGAAGCACTTGACCAATTACTTGACCAAATGGAACAAGGAATGGGTACAGGTGCTGAACATGATACATGGGGAGAATTTGATGGAATAAGTGAAACAGAACAAAAGCTTATTGACCGTCAGATTCAGAGAATTCTTACAGAAGCAAAGGAACAGACCATAAAGAAAAGAGGTACTGTTCCTGGTGAGATGGGAGCTTTGATAAAAGTAGACCAAATTGTAAAACCCAAATTTGATTGGAAAGGGTATGTCAGAAGATTTACTGGTACAAGTACAAGAGTATTTACCAAGAAACTTCAAAGAAAGGAAAACAAAAGATTCCCGGCTTTTCCAGGTCTAAAAATTAAAATGCGTCAGCATGTTTTGTTGGCTATTGACACTTCAGGTTCAGTAAGTGATACAGAGCTTAAAGAATTTATGAATGAGATTCATCACATTTATAAAACTGGAGTAGATATAACTATTATACAATGTGATACCAAAATCAACAGTATTGAAGCCTATAAAGGCAAGAATGATTTGAACATTGTAGGTAGAGGTGGGACTGAATTTGATCCCGTCCTAGAGTATTATGATGCTAACATTAGAAAATATACAAGTTTGATATATTTTACTGATGGTGAGTGTTACACTAGAATAAAGCCAAAAGGCAAAATATTGTGGGTATTATCTGAAAGATCAAGTATGAATACAGGATTACCAGGCAAAGTTATTAAGTTAGAATTATAAAAATTAAAAAAGAAAAGTTATGAGCCAAGTTCAATTAAACCTAGATGAGTTAAAAGATTTCGTAAAGTATATGGTTACTAATAACCAACATATTCAAAGCTTAGGTAAAGTACCTGTAGCTATAAATGTAGAGGGTGATGCAGGTTTGGGTAAAACTTCATCAGTAAAACAATTAGCTGCAGAGCTTAACATGGATATCATCAGATTAAACTTAGCAGAGTTTGAAGAATTAGGTGACTTAGTAGGTTTTCCTGTTAAAGAATTTGAGATTCAAAATGCTGAAGGTAAGACTGCCTGGATTAATGAGCATCAGATAGCTGCAGCACAAAAAGCTGGATTTAAAATTGTAAATAAGAGAATGTCACATGCTGCTCCTGAATGGATACAAGGTAAACAAGAAGGTGGTTTCTTAATTCTTGATGACTATACCAGAGCTGACCATAGATTTATGCAAGCTACCATGACTTTGATTGATGAGCAAGCATATGCTTCTTGGAAATTACCAAAGAACTGGCATATCTTATTGACAACCAATCCAGACAATGGAGATTACAATGTAACTTCTCTGGATGTTGCTCAAAAGACCAGATTTATTTCTACAGAAGTAAAATTTGATGTTAATATCTGGGCTAAATGGGCTGAGAAAGCTAAAATAGACAGTAGAGGTATTAACTTCTTATTGATGAATCCTGAGTTAGTTTCTCAAAGAATTAATCCAAGGATGATTACTACTTTCTTTAACTCTATTAGTTCTATCCAAGATTTCTCTAAGAATTTACCAATTATTCAAATGATTGGTGAGGGTTCTGTAGGTTCTGACTTTGCCTCTATGTTTACTATGTTTATCAATAACAAACTAGATAAAATTATTGGTCCTAAAGATATCTTTGAGAAAGATGAGCAGTATGTGTTAAACACACTTAAAAGTGCTATAGGAGAAGGTGATGACTTCCGTGCTGATTTATCTAGTGTAGTTGCAACAAGAATTGTTAACTATGGTTTAACTCATGCAGAGAAAAATCCTATTGGTAAAGACATGACTGATAGAATTATCAAATTAACTACTGATTGTGATTCTTTCACTGATGATTTAAAATACTATATCATCAAAGAATTAATCAATGGTAACAAGGTTAAATTTGCTCCATTGATGATGAATGCTAATGTAGTAAAGATGTCTGTTAAATAATCAGGACTATTCAGTTCCCTGTAAAAAAAAGTCAACTTAATTATTAACCTGGATAGGGGTGGATTATTCCCCTATCCTTTTTATATTAAAAAAATGATTCCAAAAATTTATATTACAGTAGCTGGTGGTAGTTTAAGTACTCAGCTAAAATATTTAGTTAGTTCTCAAGATAAATTATTTCATCTTACTGATGTTGATTATACTCCTACCAAAGGAGATAAGTTATGTTTATTACCCGGTGTTGAATTACCTAGAACAAAACTTAAAGCTTTTAATGATGAAAATGGAACAAAAAATGTAAGAGAAGCTAGTAATGCTGATTATATTTTTGCTTCAAATAAAACATTTAATGAATATTTTACTAGTGGTGGTAACCATTGGTATTATAAAATGACTAAGAGTGATTTAGATAAGTTAATACCTTATTTTAGTTCTATATTAAATATAGATCCTGTTGATATTTCAGATTTAAAAGATATAGTAGAAGCTCATCAAACTTTACATGGTGAAGTAGAATGTACAATTAACTATAATTGGTCTACTCTTAATGATATAAGAGATATGGTTGTTAAAAAGAAAATTGAACTATCTAGTGGATGGGATGATTCTATTACATTTAATGAAATTCATCCTGATTTTATTGAAGAAGTAAAATTCTTAAAAACACAAACCATTTATGATGTAGCAGGTTTAATTGCTTCTATTAGTGCTAAAAATGTAGTTATTGACTATGAAATGTATGGTCAGTTAAAAAACATGTTTGTCAGTAATGATACAGACAATCATGTTTTAGCTATGGAGATTATGGCTAACTCAAATATTGTAGAAAGTTTACTTTTTATAGAAATGTTGTTTAAAGAGCACAGTTATGAAATGTATAATTCTCATACAAGAAACCATGTAAACTTTAAAAGTTTATGTTCTATGATTAATAAAGCTCAATACAGATTTAGTACTGATCTTGATGCTGTTGTAAGGTCTTTGATTGACTTTAATGTGTTGACTACTGATAAGTTAAACTTATTAATGAGACATTATAATAAGGAAATTATGCAATCAGGTAACAGTACATACTTCCATGTAAAAACTATAACTGTAGCTGATATAGTGCACCAAACAGTTAATGAAAACTATACTTATACTATAGTAGATGACTTTGAACCTGCAGTAACTGAAGAAGAAACTGTTGAAGAAGAAGTTGTAAACACTGAAAGTTTAAACATTGAAAGTGTAACTGAAGAAGTTATTGAAGAAGTATCTTTTTTATTAGAAGATATAAATGCAATTTCTGAACCTGAAGAAACAGTAAGAGTAATAGAAACAGTAAGAGAAGAGAATGTCTTACCCTTTGTAGAAAATACAATTGAGGATATTAAAGATACAGAAGAGCAAGTAGATATTAACCCAGTAATAAAAGAAGAAGATGGAGAGTCAGAAATTGATTGGTTCTAATGAAGAATTAGAGCAGTTCTATAAAAAGAAGTTTTATTTTAGCTACAGTGGAATAAATAAGTTATTATTCTCACCGGTGGCTTTTTACAACCATTATGTTTTAAATCAAAGAGAGGACTCTACAGACGCGCACCTAGTTGCAGGGCGCGTTCTGCATTGTCTACTATTTGAAGAAGAAAAGTTTGATGAGAATTTCTTAGAGTTACCTGGTAAAATGCCAACAGATAGCCAAAGAAAAATTATTAGTGATTTGTTTAAAATTCACATGTCCATAGGAAATAATTCCCTATCTTTGGAGGACTACTCCCAAGACATTCTCACCCTACTTCTTACAGCTAATCTCTACCAATCTCTCAAAACAGATCAGCAGAGACTTGACAAAATTCTTACTGAAGAAAACAAGACCTATTTTGACTTCTTGAAAAACAGTGTTGGTAAAACAGTTGTAGATCAAGAGACTTTGAGTGGCTGCAGAGTACAAGTTGAAATACTAAGAAGCAATAAAGATGTCAGAGCTTTATTACAATTAGATAGATCACCGGAAGATGATCATCTTGTTATCCAGAGTGAGTTGCGTTTAGAGTATAATAACCCTAAACTAAACTTTGGCCTTCACGGAATATTAGATCATGTAGTTGTTGATTATGAATCCAAAACCATATTCATCAATGATCTCAAAACAACCTCTAAAGCAATCCAAGATTTCCCAGATTCTGTAGAGTATTATAAGTATTGGATGCAAGCCGTTATTTATACTATTCTTACAAACAACAAGTATCTTGCTGATAGAGAAGATAAATTAGATTGGAAATTTCAAGTAACATTTATTGTTATTGATAAGTACAACTTAGTGTATCCATTTCAAGTTAGTCAAGAGACTTTAGAGAAATGGAAGGAGTCTTTTAATGAAATAGTGAAAACTGTTAAGTGGCACTATGACAATAGAAGATATGACCTACCATACTCATTAGTGGTTAATAATGTAAAATTGTAGGTATTATGGCTTTAAATTCAGTGTATAGGAAATATTTCCAAAAATCCCAGGTATTTTTATATCCGATCTTGGGAATTAAAAGAGGCGCAGCATGTGTCCCTAGTACAACTTATGTTGCATGGGATGAAAATAGCACGTCCTCTGAGGATATGAAATTAATTTGTGTTTATGATTATGAGGAATCACACATGTTTACCACGTTTGTAAAAACTGTTTTACTTAAACATCCAAGGTTATTTGGTTATGTGAAAATTGATTCAAAAACTAATGTATTCACATTTGATTTATCTGATTTAGGTGCTGATTGGGAAAATTTTCTGAAGGGTAAGTATAGCAAAATGAATCTGAATTTAAAAGCCAAAATTTTAAACTTTTTTGATCCACAAAGCGGGAACTTTCAATATGTAAAAAGTTATTTGTATCCTGAAAAGTACTATAATGAGTATGCAGATTTGTTAAATACTGATGTGGAATTACTTAAATCTGTAGGTGAATTGTGTACTATGCCTGACTTAGCTAAAGAAACTTTGCAATTAGAAGTAGCTAATTTAGAATGTATAGAAGAAACTACAGTAAATTTGTCAAATATAAATATAAATACCTATGAAGAATTCAATGATGATTGTCCAAGCAACTTGGAATGAGACACAAACTTTTAGATTAATCCCAACATTGGAAGAATGCCCATATGTGGAATGTATTTTTGACCCGGCTACAAAAGTGTTTGTAATCATTTCAAAAATTAGAAAACAGAGTTTGCACATGTTGCCAAAATTAAATGAGTTTGGTGATCCAATCCCATGCAAACAAAGAATGAATGGTAGAACTTTTAAAGAAGAGAGAAACAAAATTGAAGTTTTCCAAGAGTTCTATGTTGAAGACAAAGTTGCTATTGAAGATTTAATTCACACATTTGCTACTAATGCAAAAACTTTTGATTATAAATCTTTTATGGACAAAGTTGTAGAACCAGCTGTATCTGAAGCTAACTAATTGATGTCACAGAGTGTCATCAGTGGCACTCTGTTTCTTAACTAAACCGGGGAGACAGCTTAACTGAATTGATATGGAGATAAATAGTAAAGAATATAGAGAACATACTTTTCCTATTGGAAAATATAAAGGTGAAAGAATCAGTGAGTTTAAAAACTTAAACTATCTTGAATGGTTGTTTGAAATGGCAAAATTAGATGATACAACCAGAACTGTCATTGGTCTTAGAATTTATCAGTTAACAAATCCTAAAGCTTTTAAACCATGACAGGACAAAAAACCAACTATGTAATGGATTATGAAACACTCAAGAATTGTTTCATAGCTGTCTTTGAAGATGTAAAATCTGACAATAAAGAAATATTTGTGTGCCATGAATCCAGAAATGATATCTTTGATTTTATAGTATTTTTAGAGCACAATATAGCCTATAATGAATGGCATATAAGCTTTAATGGATTAGCATTTGATGCGCAAATAACAGAACATATTCTTAAAAATAAAAGAGCCCTACTAGCCAGTAGCGGTGATAAAATTGCAAGATTTATTTACAGTAAAGCACAAGATGTAATTGGTAGACAGAATAATGGTGAGTTCCTTGAATTCAAACCTTCTAAAATGTCTATCAGTCAGATTGATTTGTTTAAGTTAAATCACTGGGATAACCCTGCAAAAAGAAGTTCCTTAAAATGGATTCAATATACTATGGATTGGAACAACATAGTTGATATGCCTATACATCATAGTAAAGAAATAACTGCTGATCAGATTGACATGGTTATTGGTTACTGTATCAATGATGTTAGATCTACTAAAGCTATTCTTATGTTGAGTAAGAGTCAGATAGATTTGCGGAAAAATCTAACAATAGAGTATAACATTGATTTGTTTAGTGCATCTGAGCCAAGAATTTCTAAAGAATTGTTCCTTTATTTCCTTAGTGAAAAAACCGGATACAAGAAATGGGACCTCAAACAACTCAGAACATACAGAACTGATATTAGATTTGAGGATATAATTCTACCTTATGTAAAGTTTGAAACTGCAACATTTCAAAACTTACTAGATAAATTTAAGGAGATTGTATTAAATCCTATGCACACAAAAGGAGGCTTTAAATATTCTGTGCAATATAAAGGCGTGAGAACAGATTTTGGTCTAGGTGGTGTCCATGGAGCTAAAGTATCTGGTATATATGAATCAGATGAAGAGATGGTAATCCTATCTTCAGATGTTGTGAGTTATTATCCAAACTTAGCTATTAGAAATAAATGGGCCCCTTATCACCTTCCTAAAGCAGAATTTTGTGAGCTGTATGAATGGTTCTTTGATGAGAGAAAGAAAATAAGTAAGAAAGATCCTAAAAATTATGTATATAAGATCATTCTGAACTCAACTTATGGTTTAAGTAATGATGAAAATAGTTTCCTGTATGATCCGGAATTTACTATGAGAATTACTGTAAATGGTCAGTTGAGTCTAATGATGCTGTATGAGATGATTTGTCTTGAGATACCTAATGTTATGCCTTTGATGCAGAATACAGATGGTCTGGAGACTATGATTCCAAGAAAGTATTATGATAAGTATATGGAAATATGCGCGAGATGGGAAGAGATAACTAATCTTAAACTTGAGCATGATACTTATAGTAAACTAATACTTGGTGATGTCAATAACTATATTGCCATTACAGAAAGTAAAAAAGTTGATAAAGAAACTTATGAGGAGCTCAAGAAAAAGGTTCCTTATGATGTATATGAAGAAGTTGACGGTGAATATTTTGTAAAGTTTACTAAATCTAAAGGTAGATTTGAGTTTAGTAATTTAGCTCTACATAAAAACAAAAGTTTCTTAATTATTCCAAAGGCTATATTTATGTATTTTGTACATGGGATAGAGCCCGAAGATTACCTTGCTACAGAAAAGAATATTTTTGACTACTGTGGTGGTGTGAAAATCAAAGGGAATTGGAAATTTGTAGAGCATGAAGTTTTATTAGGAGACTATACAAAAACTACTCTGCAAGATACTTTGAGGTATTATATCTCTACTAAAGGTAGTAAGATTATAAAAAGTAACCGTGGAGATAACAGAGAGATCCAGATAGAAGCTGGACGCTGGTTACAAACAGTTTATGTAAAACATGTAGAAAAGCCATTTGAAGAATATGGTATTAATCTAAGCTATTACTTAGATAAAATTAACAAAGAGATTCAGTCTCTTGAGCCCGCAATTACTCAATTAAAATTATTTTAGTTATGCCAAAGAAAATTAGCGAGTGTAGCAAAGCACATTTAATTAATGTGCCGCTACCACAACATGGTTCTACTTATACTGTAATCAGTCACCAATTTGTGATTGATTATGTACACCAAGCATTAACAGCAGCAGGATTTGAGATTCTTTTAGAAGAATATAGATGTACTGCAGATGGTCAGATTGCTCAAGGTGTGCATAAATTGATGTATAATAATGATCCTGAATTGTCCATGATGTTTGCTTGGACAAATAGTTACAATAAGCAAATCAAGTTTAAGTGTCTTGTTGGTGCCTATATTGAACCTACAAGTACTGTGATGGTATCCGGAGAAATGGGTGTGTGGATTAGAAAGCACATGGGTACTGCAGATGTTGAGACAAAACAAACTATTGATGAGCAGATTCAAAATGCTCACCAGTATTACAATCAGTTGGTGTCCGATAAGAATGAGATGGTTGATAAGACTCTGGACAAAAGAAAAAAGGCTCAAATCTTGGGAATTTTATTTGCTGAGTTTGGTATCCTAACTACAGAACAAGCTAGTATTGTAAGGAACTATATTGAGAGACCTATGAAATCCTTCAGTAATCCTGATAGTTTGTGGGCTTTCTATAACAGTGTCACTATTGCTTTACAACAATCACATCCTAGAACTTGGATGGAGGATCAAAGAGTGTTACACTATTTTATTGATAGCATCTACAAGTTTCCTAAACATACTACCACAGCTGCAATAGCTCCTGTTACAGTTGTTACACCTGTAGAAGATGAAGTAGTAGTAGAAGCAGAAGAAAAAGGACCAGAAATGGACCAAGAAGCATCTGAAAACATTCCGAATCCTAATCAAATAAACATTTTTGATGTTATTGCTGAGGAAGAAGAAATGGCTGTTTGTCCACCTCCTGTAGAAGAACCTGAGTTATCTGAATTAGCAATTGAAAGAGATAATATAAAAGCTGATATTGAAGCTGATATAATTGATGAAGATATAAGATATGCTGCTATGGAAGAACCTGAAGTAGAAAGTGAGTTTGCTGCTGAGGATAATATTGATGAAGTTGTTGTGTATACAGATCCTGCGGGAAATACATTTGAAGCACCTGTAGTAGAGACCTCTCCTATAGAACATCAAGTACATGATTTCTCTGAAAAAGAAAAACTATCATTAGATGATATTTTAATAAGAATACCAAATGAAGAGAAAGCTAAACAAGAAGAGCCTGATTTTTCATTAGATTTTAATACTTCAGATGATGAAGATGATTCTGAATCAATTCCTGATTTATTTTAAAAAACTTGTTTGTGGTTAAACAAGTTTGTTATCAATTAGAGGTGGAGAAATTCACCTCTTTTTTTATCTTTGCAAAATGAAATTTTTATTAGTCATAGCTTTATTATTTAGTTCTTGTGCTACAATGTCGGAACAAGAATGGAGACAGAAAAGAATGATGAAAGCTGATAAGAAAATGATAAGAAAAGTTTGGAGAACAAGAAAATTTGCTAAGTAACTATTAAAACCAAAATATCATGTCAAGAACAGAAGAACAAATCAGACAGCAAATTCAAGAGTATAAAGAGTTGCTTACAGGAAATATTTTTGAAGATGGTGAAATCCAGCAAAAGATTTATGAATTAAAAAAAGAACTTAACCCAAGAATTGAAGAACATCCTGAAGAAGATGATGATGAGGGTTGCTTAAACTGCGGAAGCTAATGAGTGAAATTAGTAAAAATGATGCTCTTATTATAGTAAGGGTTGTAACAAAATGTTCAGATTTATTGTCTGATTATGATACTCTTGGAGACTTTGTTATATTAAAAAAAGCTAAATACATTAAACATGAACTTAAACCAATATTCTTTGAGCTTGGTAACTACATTGACAGGTTTAGTTCATGTTTTTTAAAACCATTTGTAGAACATGATGATGTATCTCAGATGGAATTACAAAGCATGTTTAATGATTTTAACAAAGGTATTTATGTAGATAATATAGAAAAAACAGCTTTTATCTTATTGTATGCAAAAGTAAATTCTATACTAAATGATTTATCAGAAATGGAATATACAGATGCTATGCTTGAAGGTTTAAAAGAAATATGTAGTAGTTTTTTAGATATTGCTTACAAAAAACATCTTGGTGTATTTAATATACTGTATAAAGATGAAAATCTAACAACAACACTTATAGTTGCATTAGATAATTTAGGTAAAAAAATAATGTATAATAAAGAAGATGAAAGTAGAATTGATTAACCATTTTGGAAGTGATGATATGATTGTAGATGTAGCCCGTGTAAGCTATGATAAAAAAGCAGAAAATTATACAGATGAACAGAATACAAGACTTATTAAGTATTTGTGGAACCACAAACATTCAAGTCCTTTTAGACATCCTAGTTTACAATTCAGAGTTACTTGCCCTATATATGTTGAGCGTCAGCTCTTTAAACATCAGGTGGGAATATCAGTTAATAGTATATCAGGTAGGTATGTTGATTTTTCAGATACTTACGGTACTATATCTGAATGGAGAAAACAGAGTCAAAATAGTAAACAAGGAAGTGATGGTATCTTAGATTATGAAACACAAGAAAAGTGTAACACAATAGAAGAACATGTTATTAGAACTTGTAAAGAAGCATACTCTAAGTTGATTGATCTTGGAGTAAGTAAAGAACAAGCCAGAAGTATTTTACCTCTTAACTTAAATACAAGTTTTGTTTGGACTGGTACTATGCTTTCTTTTATACATATGTGCTCATTAAGACTTAAACCAGATGCTCAAGCTGAGACAAGAGCTGTTGTAGATACTATGTTATCTGCTGTAAGAGAGATTCCGGGGAATCCCTTTGAACAAGTATTAGAAATTATAGATTCAGAATTAATATGAAAAAACAAATTGAAGCAGTAAGAGAGTTTCATGAAACTTTTAACCAGGAGAATGGTATAGAACCAAGACTTCTTACAGACCGTGAATTTGAGTTAAGGTATAACTTAATGAAGGAAGAAAATGCAGAATATTTTTTAGCTTGCGAAAATCAAGACTTAACAGAAATAGCTGATGCATTAGGTGATAAACTTTATATCTTATGTGGTACTATACTTAAACATGGTATGCAAGATATAATAGAAAAAGTATTTGATGAAATCCATAGAAGCAATATGAGTAAGGTTGGTGAAGATGGTAAAGCTATTATGAGAGAAGATGGTAAAATCTTAAAAGGACCTGATTATTTTAAACCAAATTTAAAACAGTTTGTAGAAGAGTATGAAAAGAAGTAATGTAAACAGAAATAGATCTGAAGCCTATAAATTTAACTTACTAAGTTATATTAGATATTATAGACGTAAGTTAAGAGAGAATAGAAAAGGTGTTATTAATCATATCAGGAAAGATAGAAAGATTCTTAACACAATGAATGATGATTTAAATTAATAATTATGCATCCAGGAGCTTTTAGAAAACTTATGATTGAAGCTTATCTAGCAGGTGCAACTGTTATGGATTGTGGTTGTTATGAAAGACCTACTAAGCAAGAAGCTAGAGAATGGTTTGACAATGAATATGGTAAACAAGAGTCAGATGAAGAATGTGACTGCTGTGATGAAGACTGAAAACGGGAGAGCTTAGGCTCTCCCTTTTTTTTTCCTATCTCCCTTGTCCTTTGTATGACTTACGGTAGTTTCTAGACTTTTTACTTTTTGAAGTTTTTGTCTTTGCATGAACTCCCGGTCTTGATACTTTTACTTTTGAAAGCACAGACCCTGTTGATGTTTTTGCTGCCATTTTATTTATTTTTTAATTATTACCTAATTCTTGTTTCACCTTTTTCTAAATTCTGAGTAGTTTGTAAAGGGTTTGTTGATCCACCGGTTACACCAATAATGTTGAATAGTTTTTTGTAAAACTTATATTCTCCTTTTTGTTGCCACCAGTAAGGACCTACATCTTTCTTGTACTTTAATGACTCTGTGTCAAATGTAATAAAATTTAACAAATCACCAAATAACTCTATGTAAGTTAAAATAGTATTTCCAAATGCTGTTGATGTTTGTACCAACATTTTACCGTAGTCATCAGCACCTAGGTTTAGTCCAAATACTGAAGGTAATGGTACAAATGCACCTGTCTCAGCTTGTACACCTAAAAGTAATAACAACATGTGGTTAGCTAAGAAACCGTATGTATTAAATTCATCTGTAAATAGGGCCCCTGATCTCTCTTTATATTTTTTCCATTTGTCATCATCATCATCTACATAACCGAATAGCATAGAAGCAAGTAAACTTGTAGCTATTATGAACATTCCTTCAGACATGGTTCTTTTTAAATCAGCCTTTTGTTGATCTGTCAAGTACTGCCATTTCATTCCTTTGTCTTTAACCAATGAATACAAAGCTTGAAAAGCATTAACATAAAATCCTTTTGTAGGTTTTCCTAAAGCCCAATCATATCTTGCTATTTATTACCCTCAGCTTGTCCAAAATCATCATAAGCACCATATAGTCTTCTAGATACTGCTTGCATTTTGTTTTTAAAATTCATAAAAAACTCTGACTTAGCAATAACTATTTCTTGACCATCTTCAAGCTGAATTACATCTTTGATTCTGTTTCTTTCTTTTAGCTCATCAACAGTGATGTTATATTTTTTAGCAATTTCATCCAAAGTTTCTCCTTTTTGGTATTCATGAAATACTTCTTGATAATTCCAGCTTGGGTGAACTCCTTCTTTTAATTTTGCAATCCCATTTTCATCAGTCTCCCATGCATCAATATATCTAATAGTATCTTTTTTACCATTAGCCATTTCCATTTCAACTTTTTGACCAAACATGAAACTACCAAAAAGCTTCATTGCTACATCCATCTCACCAAATTTTCTATGCATCATCATCCACTCACCATTTGCTAAATCTTTCCAAAGACTTCTGTAAACACTTTTTCCTAAGTTATCTTTAGTTTTAAAGGATACATCAAACAACTGTATAAGTTGAGATGACAGTGCTGGAGCTTCTTTTTGGTAAATACTTTTAGATGTCCATTCTAGGAGAGCTTTAGTAGACCATGGTGCCGATAATGCAAAGTCTTTACTAGTTATGAACTCACCTCCTGATGATTCAATTAAAGTTTGCACATAACCTGAAACTTGGTTTTTTAAATCTGATGGTATATTTACTGCAAGAGCTGCACTACTTGATAGCTTAGTTAGAGTGTTTAACCATTTACTTAATGTAGGATGGTTCTCTTCTATACCAACAACATTTCTACCATACCATTCTCTTTCCAATAAAGATCTTACCTGACCAGCTCTATTATTAGTAGTAGCTTTTTTGTTAGGGTTTATTCTTTTATTCTTACCATTAACTATATTCTCTGAATATGCATTTAAGTCTTTCAATTGATTTTTTGGATCTTCCAATGTACTCAATATAGACTCAACAAGTGGTAAAGATTTTGTCAACTCAGCATGTGTGAATAATGATAAGTGATACTGATCAAGTGTACTGAATATATCAGCATTTACAACATCAGAGTCTAAGTTGAATATACCGGTTACAGGAATGTAAGAAATTCTATCACCATTTAAATTAGTATGCACTAAGTTATTTTCTGGATCATAGTTAAGATTATTCATGTGGTCTTCATTAGACTTACCAAAACTTAATTTCATCCATTCTTTAACATTCTTTCCTAAAGCATTTATCTTATCACCATAAAGACCTTTTTGGAAAGTTTGATATACATCACCTCTAGCACCATATCTTGGTAAATCTAAATACAACTTACCATAATTACTTTTACCATCTTGCATTTTAAGATGGTATTTTTTAAACTCTTCTAATAATTGAAACTCTGGTGAATCAGGTTTTGCTTTTAATGCTTTGTATCTTTTATCAATAAATCTATCATCAACTGCAGAACTCTTTTTACCGGGCTCAAAACTTCTTGGTAAGAAATTACCTTTGTTATCTACATAGATTCCTATGTATTCTTTAGGAGTTTTACCTTTTGGTATAGTTCTGTACTTATCTTTAATCTCAAGTCTTGAGTGTCTAGAATTTGGCACACCCATTATTGTTATAGTTTCTCCGTCACTGTCTACTATTGTAGTAGTTTTATAATGTGTTGGATCACTTGGTCTAGTAACTGAGTTAGCTGCGGTTCTTTGAAACTTTTCTACAACTTGGTTATTTTCATAAGCCTCAACAATAATATGATTTAAATGAAACCAGTCACCTAATGCTTCATCTTTTTTTACTAAATCAAAGAAAGCATCACTGTTTATGAAATCATCTACATCAGCTTCTTTAACTTCTCTGATACTATATTTTGAAAGATACAAATTCAAGTTATCTAAATAGTATTCAGTTGGCATTTTAGAAGACATGTCTTTTAATTCAGAAAGCAGGTCTTTCATCTCAGCAACTAATCCCGGATCAATACCTTCAACTTGTAACTTTCTGTTAAGGTCAATATATTCTTTAGCTTCACTGTTGGTGAATTCTCCTTCTTTCTTGATTTTTTCTAACTCCTCTAATCTTAAACTATCTTCTTTAGATAAACCAGATTCAAAATCCATTTTAGATTGGAAATCAACAATAGATTGTTGCAACTCTTTTATTTTTTGTAACCTTTCAGGGCCCAATTTTGAAGCATCTGGTTGACCAAAATCATCTCTAAAGCTGTAGATTAAATTACTTATGGTTTTGTATGCTTCTGATACATCAAAAGCATTTTTGTTAGCTTCTCTTTGTTTTGCTTGTATTTCAGCTAATCTAGTAAATATTCTATTTCTTGCTTTATAAAATTCATCAGCATAAACCATTTTAACATTTTGCTTTGTCCACTCATGAACTTGATCAATAAATTCTTGATCTGTTTTTTTCATGGGTTTACCAGCAGAGTTTTTCTTCAACAGTAATGATGAAGTAAACTCATTATATGAGTTCTCTAATGATCCTTTGATTGGAATAAACTCATAAAAATCTTTGGTAGCCTCTCTATGTTTTGTTAATAATTCATAGATTGATTTATCATAAATACCTTTAGCAGGGTCATCAATTTTTAAAACACTACCTTCTGTAAATGGAGAATACAATTGTTGATACTTTCTATATGCAGCTTCAAGTTGACCAAAGTTTTGGTATCTATCTTCCTCTCTGTCAAACTCATTTTGCAAGTTGTTGTATTCATCCAATGCATTTTTTCTAGCAGCATAAGCTAGAGCACCTATTTCAGATTCCTTGAAGATATCATCTTTCTCATAATACTCAGAAGTATATTCTTGCCACATGTAGTCTTTTTTAAACTGTCTCAGATCTTGCAAAGCTTTTCCTATAACATCTTTATCTCCTGTGTCTTTTGCTTTTGCATAGTTGTATTCCAATTGATCTAACTGAAATCTCCAACCATTACCAAAATCATTTAAAAAAGTCCAAACTTTTTTAGGTACAGTCTGTCCTGTTTTTTTATCAAAATAGAATACTTCATCTTCTGTAGCTAACATATCTCTTAGCTGTAAAGAATCCATTTTGTTAAAGTTTATTTTACCTAGTAAACCAGCAAGTTTATTTCTGAATTCTGTACCATTTTTCCAAACTTCATTTAATACTTTAGTTTTTTGGTTTTCTATAAACAATGCTAATGAACCAACAATTGGATCATTACTTGAAGTATAAGACTCTAACCATCTATTAAACCAACTTACATCTTTTGCATGTCCTGTAAGAGCATCCTTTATTTTTGATTCATCTATAATGTATTTTGCATAGTCAGTTATAAACTTTTGTAACACCGGTAATGGGGCCCCTTTTTCAGCATATCTCTGCAAATCAGGAATTACATCTCTTTGCTCAACAACTTTATTGTAGATATTATTAAGTTCTAATTCTAATTCAGCTGTGTCAGGAAAAATATTCTTTAATGCATTACCAAAATCTTTTTTGAACTGTTCTTTGATGAACTTATTCATGTTAGATGTGTTCTCAACAAAAAATTGAATGTTGTTCTTTTTGTAAATCTCAGAAATTTTAGTCTGGATTACTGCTAATTCATTTGCAATTTTATTTATTACCTGGTAAAACTCATTTGATCTATCAGGATTGTCTTCATCAAGGATGTCATTAACTTCTGATATAAGATTAGACCAAGAATATGCAGTGTTTTTATAAATGTTTACAAGACCTAAAGTACTATTATCAATTATATTAGCTTGCTTTAGAATTTTGTTTAAGTCATTGATAATATTTTCTGATGCTCTATCAATTTTATCAAAGCTATTTACAAAGGCTTTTGCTTTATTCTGTAATTCTTCAAGTTCTGCTAAGTCACTTTTTACTTCAACTTCTATTCTATCTGAAGATAAAGTCTCATAGCGTTTCATATTCTTAACAACATCCGGTAATAAAGCTGTAGTACCACTAGCTCTTAATGTATTATATAACATTTGAGCAGTTAGCTTTTTACCTTTAAAGTTTAATACTTCTTTGTATATAGCACTGTTTGTAGCAAAATTAGTATTGATAAGATCCTGAAGATTTTCTGCAGATTTTGACATCTGAATCAATTTTAATGCTCTTGTAGTCACATCTTTTGCATACATCACTAAGTCTTGCTCAGTTAATTTAGCATTCTCAAAGTTAAAAGAGGTTTCATCCAATAGCATCTCAGCTAATTCATTGATACTTGTAGATGGTGAAAGATTTTTCACAAACACCTCAGTTCCAAATAACCCACGTAATACCTGCTTTAATCCTGCTATTAATTTGTTTAAAAATGATTTAAACCCATCTGATTCAATTTGCTTATTGATTTTATTCAAGGTAGCTAATTGTAAACTATAAACAAGAGCTTCTTCTTTGAATAATGGTGACTCAGTATCTAATTCAGGATATGTTTTGTTTATTAAATCAATAAGACTTTTACCTTCTACAGTACTAGCTAATGTATCATATAAACTGTTGAATAAAACTGGATTTTTTATTCTTATAGCTTGCATTAAAGGATGTGAGAATTCATGTAAAACTGTATCAGCAGTAATATTCTCTCCTACAAAATATACATTTCCTGCATAGTAAAATGCAGGTTGACTATTGTATGGTTTAGCAGTGTTCTTCAATAAATCTGTTGCTTCTTTTGCAGATATATTAAAATAATCTACTTTCATTTTATTGGCCATTTTCATAGCCATTAATTCAGCTAAATCTCTTGAGTGAATATCATTGATTTTATCAATGTTGATATCTACTAATGGAACACTATTGTCTATTGCAAATGGTGCTTCTGTAGGAGAAGTTTCTGGTAGCTCTTCCTGAATTGTCTCTGCAGATGTCTCATCTGTTTCTACCCCGTCATACTTATTTTTAAGAATTTGAAAGTCATCAAATAAGATTTCATTTGGTACAGCTACTTCAACACCCTTTTCATCTGTTTCTTTTGTAAATAAGTAATCATTTTTAGTATCTAATCCATATTTGATAGATGCAAATTGAGTGAGTTTGTTTACTTCTTCTAAAAACTTTTTAGGATCAATAATAGATTGATTGTTGTCTATTGCATTCACATTTTGCAAATGCAATAGAGCATTACTTTTTACTTCACAAGTCATTTCTTTAACATTTAAATATATTAGATTCTAATCCAAGAGCTTCTAAAATTTCTTTATCCATGTCATCTTCATTTTTTTCAGTAGTATCCATTACTGAACCGGGATTAACATAACCAAAAGATTCAAACAGCCTCTTACTTAAATATACAAATAATTCTTGAGGCATTCTATAAGGGTCTCCAAATCCTTGGATGGACATAGCAACCGGTTTACCTAGTTTAAGTTTTTGATTTATATTGATTATTTTGTTCTCAATAATAGTCTTGTACTTATCATAACTTGTACCTGGTAAATCTCTTAAAGCATCACCTTTTGTATTTAAGTCTGTTGGAATAGCAATTGTCATAGAGTTAGCTAATTTACCAAAATAACTCTGACCTTTTGCTTCACCTTTGAAATTATTTGTTATTTCCTTTTGTGGAGCATCAATTACAAATGTTACATCAGAATGCTTGTTTACCATGTTACTGTAATAATCTTCATCTGTATTTGAATCATCATATAAAAATAGATTTGGTATCTCTGTTTTTTCTAATAATAAAACAGGACCTTCTTCATCTGTAGGAATGTTAGATTCCGGTTTATATTCATTAAACCATTTATTACCTAAATCTCTAACATACTCAATAACACCATCAGCATCTTTTTTAATTAACTTATTTGTTAATACTTGGTCAAGCATATTGTTAAATGATGATTTTGATAAATCAGAATTTGATTTATCTAAAATATTTAACCATTTTGAAACTGTTAAAGGCAAATTACCTTCATTTAAAAATTGTAGGTTTACAATATAACTACCTAAATCAAATTTTTCTGCTTCTGATAATATTGTATCTTCTGTTTTTCCTGATTTTGATGAAGTATTTAATTTTTTAGGTGCTGAAGGCATTCCTGATTTTAAAGGTTGTACTCTTCTCAATGTAATTGTTATTCTATAAGAATTAGCTGGGATTATTTGTCCTTGAATGTTTAGTTCAGGAAGTGTTCCTTTTCCAGAAGAAGCTAAAGTTCTATGATAAACATCTCTATTTACTCCATTTTCTCCAAAAACATAGGCATCACCAGATTCTAAAGTTGTATTAGTATATTCTTTTTGAGCATAACCTTTTTTAGCTTTTTGACTTTCAGCACCTTCAACACTTAAACTACCTTCACCTCCTATATTTAAAACTAATACTGGATAATTTATTGCAGTTGCTGATTCATCTACATCATTATGAGCAGAAATAAATCCATTTTTTGGATAAACATTTATTATTGCACCATCATAATCAGTTGCATCAATACCTGTAGCTTTACTTACTATATCTCTTAATTGTTGAGATATTTTACCTAAAGCTAGTCCATTGTGAGCTACAGTATAGTATCCATATTTATTTTTTTGACTAGGACTGTTGTATATAATTTCACCTAAATCTAATGCTTTTTTACCAGGGTTATTAGCAGTATAGTCCCAACGTAATCCTAAACCTATCATTATAGGAGCTGCCTTACCTTTGTTTGTTTGACTACCTTGAGATTCTAAATATGGTTTAAGTTCATTAAATAATTTTAATTCTTCAGCAGAAGTTATTGAATTTTTAATAATTTTTATTCCATCTGCTATAGTAACAACATTTTCAATTTTAACCTTACTTTTTACTTTTTTACTTGTTGTTACATCTACTAAGAAATCTTTGTATCTGTTTCTATCAGAACCTCTTTCAAAATAATTTTGAGTCATGAATGCATCATAAACATCATCTAAAGCTTTATATGCTGTTTCACTATCATCAAGTAATTTAATAAACTTATCACCTTCTCCTTTAACAACATCCAAGAATGGTTGATAATCTACAATGTTAGCTAATGAATAAGAGGTCTTATTGATACCTGCTTGCAAGTATGCAAAGATTGGTAGTTTAGCAAAGAAGTCTGAGATCTCCGTTGCTTCTCCTACAGAATAACCAAGCTTTCTTAAAAACACCGGATCAGCTAAGTTCTTAGTGTTCTTAGTATATAAGTTAGCTTTCTTAGTATTCACATCTTTATCTACAAGTTTAAGATTGAAAATATTATAATTATCATTTCTCTCATCTGCAGATTCTTTAGAATCATTTTGTAGTTTTTTAAGTACTTCAAAATTTAACTGTAATGTTGGATACTTATTAAGTAACTCATTGTATCTAACTGAGAATGCATTCTCTTTGTCTTTAAATAAATGGAAGATGTTGTAAATATTATCAAGTGCTTTGTTAGCTAAGAACTTCTCATAGGTTTCTCTAGTTTGTTCTTGTGGTGCTATAGGATAAACACTTCTCAAATATTCTCTCTCAATTACAAATTTCTTGTACTGGTTGAAATTACTTTTGTTATTAGTCTTGAATGTATTTAAATTCAGTGGGTGTAAACCTAGTTTACTGTAGCTATTTTCAAACTGAGAACCTCTTGCCCAAACCTCATCTTCAAACTCTTGTTCAAGTTTTTTCTCATCTACATATAACACCTTAGTTCCATCAGCATTTGTTTTAACAAAAGCACCTAAAACACCAGACTTCATTTGCTTAACCTCTTTGATGTTTTTAGACTCCATAGACATGTAAGCATCTGAAGCAACATACTTCCTTAAAGCATTTTGGAATAGGTATGAAACCATATCATTTCTAAAAGTGCTTGTAAATAAATCTCTTTTGTTAGCACCAAATGTTTGCTTCATATCATCCATCAAATCAAAACCTTTTTCTGACAAGTATTGAGTGATGCTTGGATGATATCTTAATTTAAATAAAGGTCTACTTAAAGCAAGTGCCAGAGGTCCATTAAAGAATGAAGATATAACAGAGTCATTTTTAAACTTGTTTACCAAGTAATCTAAGTTAGGATCCATGTCTAATAAGTTTTCTTCAGTTTGTTCCACTGCAGAAATCATAGTTTTAACATTAGTATCCGGATTTGCATTTACTTTTAATTTAGTAAGGTTTGAAATCTGTCCTTCAATGTTTAAGAAATGTAAGAACATTGCTTGAGATAAATCAGTTTTAGCAGCTTTAGGATCATTTTTGTAGTTAACTATTAAATCAAACATTTCCTTTTCAGTAAAATGGTCTCTCTTTTTATCTGACATATAATCATTAAATACTTTGTTTGATGCTGCATGCACCATTTCTTCTTTCATTTTAGGTGTAGCTACAGAAGGATTAAAGTATTTTGCAAACACTGCTTTTCTTGCTGTAGTTTGTACAGATGTATTACCATATGGTTTCTTACCTAATACTCTAGCAAATGTAGAACCAGCAAGCTGTTGTTCTTTTACATATTCTCTAACCAACGGTTGAGAAACAAAGTAGATAGCTTCTCTTACTGGAACTCCTGCTTTAAGTAAATATAATAATACAGGAGACACTTCATAGTTACCCTGGATAAAGAATATCCATGCATCTTTTTCAACATCCACCCAACCATTTATTGCTTGTGAGAATACATCCGCTATTTTATTTACATTATCCACATCATAGATATCTGAAAGAGAAATAACTTCATTTCCTGAACGGTCTTTCATCTTATTATGTCTTAAACCTAAGTATGTATCTCTCTGTTTACCTTGTTTAGAAATATAATTTTTAGGTAAATAAGCACCTAATGAGTTAAATAAAACATTGAATGTATTTTCAATTGCACCTAATCCTAATGTTTTTTTACCTACATTATTTGACTCATGTTTGTAAAGGTTATATGGAGCTTCTAATACTCTTGTAGGACTAATTAAAGTCTTATCACCTTTTTTCTGAGCTGTTGTCTGAAGAGTTTCAAAAGGATTATAGTCCATTACATATTGAGATAACTCATCTGCAATTTCTTTAAGTAAGAAAGTACCATTTGGTGTAATAAGAGATACAAAGTTTTCAGGTAGTTCAAGAATTTCTTTTACATCAGCCATTAATTCATTTTCAAGACCAGCTTTTTGATCTTTAAATAATTTATCTGTTGACTCACCATTTTTAATTGCTTCTTCTATTTTTGCTTTTACAGTTTCATTATCTGCATAAACTCTTTGTTTAAGTGTACCTTCTTTACCTATACTACTCATAAAGATGCTGAGTTTATCAATATCAAAGTCACCCCCTGATTTAGCAACTATCTCTGCTGGTGGGATGATAATGTTACCTGCTTGTGGAGGTAAAAACTCATAAACTTCCATAAACTCCATAGAGTTTAGACCCTGAACCGGAATCCTAACACCCACAAGAGTTATTGCTTTTCTGTTAGCTTCATTATCAGCATTTAACCAAGCATCATCTTTTATTTTTTGATTAAGTCTTGTAAGACTTGCAGACATGTCCAGAACACCATCTGAATTGTAAACACCAATCTTTTCATTTTCATCATAATTTAAATTAAATAAGTTATAGTAATCACCTTGTATAGCAATCATTACCTTCATTGCTGCAGTTTTACCATTCTCCATTTGGTAATAGGTTGGTAAACCATTTGTACCAAGCCATTTCTTCTTTTCAGCCTCTGTTGCATTTCTTAAATCAGGTAATCCTGTGATGTTACCGTCATACATTGCAGAAGAAACTTGAACTAGAGCTTCACCTTTAACCTTTTGTTTAATTACACGCTTGTTAATTAATGATAATAAGATCTTTTCAATCTTAGATGCCTCTGGATGGTAAGATAAGTCATTTACAAGATCACCATTTTTAGTGGAATCAATAAAGTTTATAATGTCATTACTTACTGCATCCTCTCTTTCTAAATTCTTTCTAACAAGATCAAGCAATTTACCAAGACTTTCTGCATTGTCTGGTTCATATACACCTTGTTCAACTTCTTTGTAACCTATCTCATTTAGTAATTCAAGTTTAAGAAGTTCAGTATATTCTTTAACATGGTCAATATATCTTTTTACAATATGATTTGTTATTTTGTTTTCATCTGTAGATTTGATAACACCTTGTTTGTATAAACCTTCTAAAATTAACTTTCTCATCTGAGTTGAGAATATGGATTTACCTTTATACTCATCATTAATTTCAGTTTGGTTCTTTAAGAACTCACTGAATATAGTATTTACTGTAAACTCAGAATCTTTAATTACTTTACCATTGTCATCAAATATTTCATCTCCTGTTCCAATATGAGCAATTTTGGAACCTGTTCCATATACAACATAATCTACTTTATCCTTCATCATTTTATCATGAAGTTCAAATAGTGGTGTACCTGGTTTAGCTACACCTGGAACTATTGGCGCAAGAGAGAATTTATGAAATGAAGTTACCGGTAAACCTTCTGTTTTGATGTTACCAAAATACTGTAATTTGTAAGGTGGGAAATATTTAACCACATCTTCAATCTGAATTGGCTCACCAGTTGATACTTTCTTATATAGTTCTTCTTGTTCATCAGACCATTTACCTTCAAGATTTTTCAAGATTCTGTACATCTCCATAGTAACATGTCCTTGACCATCACCAATCTTCATTTGAGAACCTTTACCATTAAAATATTCTCCTAATGCAGTATCAGCAAGCTGAATGGCTTTTTTAGCATCTCCTAATCTTTCTGTATATGCTTTTACTAAAGCTTCTCTATATTCATTATAGTAAATACTATCTTTTGCTGCTTCTTTAAGAATTGCAGTATTAATAGTACCATCATAATCTCTATAGTCAATACCTCTAGCATCAGCATAATACTTTTTCAAAGAGTTTACATATTTGTAGTCTTTGATATCATTACCAAAACTTAAACCACCAGAACCTAATCCGGCATTTCTTTTATGGAACTCTTCTTTAGCATGATTGTACTGTGCTAAATCCCCATATGCAAGAATGGTTGTTTCAAATTTATGAATCCAAGAATTATAGTTATATGCTTTTAAAAGCATGTCTTCTTTTTCTTCAGGTTTCAATCTTACATTTTCAGTAAAAGTTTCATTCAATAATTTTTTATCAATAAACTTAGTATTGTTAAGTATCTTACTTACTTTACCGTTTAACTTATTGAAGTATTCTTTTACATCAGCTTTAATTTTTCTATTTAAAACAGGGTTATTTTCTAATATCTCATACATGTCAAAGTCTTTATTTTTTTCTTTAACAGCATTGTCTATTATTGCATATAACTCATCTTGTACATCTTCTGTAAGAACATCATCAAAGGCAGTAAATGCATTACCGGCCATTGTCTTTGTTTTCTTCTTGTCTTTTCTTGTTACATCTCTGTTGTAACCTGTCCAGTTTTTAAATTCTGGATTCATTTGGAATCTAAAGATTCTGTTTGCTTCTCCAGATAAGTAACCTTTTATAATATTGTAAGCATCATTCTCACCATCTTTACCTGGAGCAAAATCTTTAATGTCTACATACAACCTATTTTTTTCTTTTGTAGGATATGTTTCAATTTTATTTGACATTGTGATCCCCTGAGCAGTTTGTTTAGATGCATGACGCATGAATTCCTCAAAACCTTGAAGCAACATTGTATGCATTTCTTGTAAAAACTTACTTGGTGCATCTAATGAACTTGTGGAAGTACCTTCTACCTCATTAGCATTTTTGGTAATGATCTGTGTTCCGGCCATGTTGTATAACACAGCTTTATTATCTTTCTTCTCTCCTGTATTTATATCATACATACTTCTTATCAAAATAGAAAAAGGAGTGTATGTATTATTATCAGTAGATAACCAACGCATATGCTTAAATCTGTCATTTGCATCTGCAGCTTCATCTGTTAATTCAAACCAGTTGCTTGCATGATTCATAGAAGTTAACACTCTTGTAACTGTATTATCTACAAAGTGTTCCCATACTCTATTTCTTTCAGGGCTTAAAGTACTAAAGTTTGAATACTTATCTGAATACTGTATTTGTAATTCAGCTAATGCATTAAATCTACTTCTAACTTCCAAAGACTTTTCTTTGTCTTCTCTAAGAAGTTCAGGTAATCCTTTTCTTAAATAGTAAAAAGGTTTTAATCTAAACTGTAATTGCTCATCTGACGGTTTTGCTAATGCAACTTGTCTTATAGCACCATATATGAAATCTAAACCAAATTTTCTAATGAAGTTTGGACTTTGAACTTCTTCTCTAATAGAAGGGCTTGTCATGTCCAATTTAATACCAAGAGCTTTTAAAAATTCTTGAGCTTTTCTTGGGTTTAAATTCATTGTTGTTTTATCTACAAAATCATTAGCAATAGCAACAACATCCAATAAGTTAACTCCATTAGCAGCTTTCTTTATGTATTTGTTTGCACCTGGTTTTGCAAGTATAAAATCAGTTTCCCAGTCACCTATTACAGGACTGATATCAAATCTACTTCTTGATAACAAAGTCTCAAATCCTCCAGTTTTACCTTCACCAGTTTCATTTAAATTTAATTGGTAATAAGAAAGTCTTGGTTTCTTCAAATCTTGCCAGAAACTTGTTGCTACATTAAACGCTAGTTTATCCTCATAAACATCTCCTAAAGCAGGCAACAAAGTTTGCAACTGATAAAATTCTGGAAAGTCTTGCTCATTCTCTTTAAGTCTTTTGTAAATCTCTTCTTTATCAAAAGATCCTTCTAATACTTTTGCAAGTTTGTTCCAGATAGCATCATAGTCTTCAAGTTCTTTAAAACCAAACTCATCATACACATACTCTAATTCTTTATTTTCAGTTCTCTTAATTTTAAATACACTTGATAGTATAGTTTTAGTAACAGTACTTGCTAAATCTTTTGAGTTTTGAATATTACCACTGTCTACTTTAAAGATAGTTGGATCATCTTCTGATTCAATATAGTTAGATTTTAATACTTCAAATGTAGAGTTATCTAAATGGTATGCAACAACACCGGTTTTTTGCTCTCTATTTATTGATGCCTCAATGTCACCAAAATTCTCAAGTGCTCTACCAATCAAACTTACAATACTTGAAAGTTGATTTTGTTCAAATGCATCTTTGTCTGATAATACTTCAGTATTTAAATTTTTATTAAACAAAGCTTGTTCTTCCTCAACTTTTATTGACCATAAGTTTTCTAAATAATCAAACACAGCTTCATAAAGTTTTACTCTATTGTTATTGTTAAATAATACTTTAATTGGAGTAGTTGATATATTTGATACTGAGTTATTTGTATAAAAAATATCACCAATAATATTATCAATTAACTTAGCAACTTTATCTGATTCTTCAGCACTAAATTCTGAAACATCTTTACTCACAGATTTAAGAGGAGTAATGTTTTCTTTAGCTCTTGTTAAAACTTGTGTGAACTCTATATTTTCAGTTGAGTATTTAAAATTTTCTAAAAAGTCCGGGTTTTCAGATGCTTTGTATAAATTATCAAACATTACTTTGATTGATTCAATATCTCTTGGTCTTGAAGCTAATTCACTTCTCTTTACATTCTTAAAGAGGTTCTGTAGGAAGTTGTAAATTCTCTCAAATACTTTACCCAAAAATCCTTTAGGTGCTTCTTTTCTAGCTCTGCTTTTAGCATAGTCTCTATAATCTTCAGCAATAGCTTCTTCAATATCTACAAATTGTGCATCCGCCCATTTAGGAATAGCTCTTAAATCATCATATAATTTAAACTTCTCTTCTGGTGTAAGAAACATTTGAGAAAATGCATGCCATGCTTCATGGTAAATATCCACTGAAGTACCACCATCACCCTCATATAATGTGATCCCACTGTTATAAAAAGTAGCAAATGCATCTGAGTTTACAACTTCAGTAATTCTTTCTAAAGATATGTATTTACTTAATGGAGAACTTTTCCACCATAACTCTGCTTTTTCTCTATCAGCTTTAGTAGTAAATACTCTATCAAGAAAGTTTCCTAACTTTCTGTTTCTTTCAAACAAACCTTTACGTACTACTTTTTCACCAATACCCAATACATCAGTTGAAATTGGTTTTGGTCTATCAGAAAGAATTTTTTTATCAATATTTTTTTTCTCAGCCGGTGTAGTTTTTTCAGTTGTAGGTGCAGTTTTTGGAGTAAGAGTTTTTTTAGTATTTCTTTTAAGTGATGCACCTGCTTTTTGTTCTTCTGCTTTTTTTATTGCAGCAGCTTTAATATAATCAGCTCTTGTAAGTTTAGGTTCTGCTTTAGATTTAGTTTTGTTCCAATTTGATTTGGATTTTGTTGTTTTATTAGTATCTGTATAAGAAGCAATTTGTCCTAAACCATAATTACTTATTTCACCTAAAAGCTCCATTGGAATACTAAAAGTTAAATAAGCATTTAAACCATTAAAGTATGCAGCTTCATCACCAGCATATACAATTGACATGTAAGGTTTAATTACTTCAAAATGGTCAACTAATTTTGCTGTTATTTTATCACCATTTATTTCATAATCAGTAAACTTATCCTTTTTGTATTTCTTATTATAATGAACATTAACTGGTTGAGTATCTTTGTTTTTACTTAATTCAAGAACTTTTTTAGCCAACAAATGCTTTTTAATTAACTCTTTCCCTTCAGGAGTATATAATACTTTTTGTGGAATGTCTTTACCATTTATTTTAACAATAAGTTTATCTCTAGCACTAGTAACATAAATCCCCTCATTACCGCCAAGTTTGTTAAATACAAATACTTCAAAGAATTTAGTTTTTTGAACAGGAGTTAATTCTTCACCATTAAGTGTTGCTTTTGTAGTAAGAACTTCAGCTACTTTTTCAGCTAAGTTTTCATCAAATTTACCTCTGTCAAGATAAATAGTTTGTTGAATATTTCCCCCAGGTCTTTTAACAGTGTAGTTGAATTTAATACGACCACTCATTGCACCAGTTTCTATGTAATCATAGTCTTTAATAGCAGCCTCACTTATCTCTGTAAATTTTACAGGTGTAGGTTCGGGAGCACTTTGTGTAAATAAACCAAAAGAACCACCAGTTATGTTTAACATAACAGGCCTTTGTGTTTCAGTAATAAGATTTCTTAAAGTAAATAAAGCATTCATTTGAAGTCTTTGTTGATCTTTAATCTGCTGTAATCTTACATTTCTAGCTTCTTCTGAAGGATAGATAACACCATTTTTAATTTCATTTTCTAAAACATCTTGTGCACTAACTAAATTAGAAGAATAACCAGAACGGTTACGGAAAATAAGTTCTCCTTTTTCTAAAACAGGTTTTCTTAAATACTGATATATAACTCTACCTTTAGTTGGGTCATTGGTAATTTCCCCGGATTCTGTAAAATATAACAGATTACCTTCTGTATCTGTTAATACACCATACATTTCTGAAGGGTCATTACCATTTTTATCTTGCCACTCTTTATCTGTTGTGGTTTTATATTCATATGGTAATGAACCTGCAGGCATTGCCATAAGAGCAACCGGAGTAGTACCATAGAATACAACACCTTCTTCATTAGCATCCTTTGCATAATAAACAAGGTCTTTTATCACTTGATAAAATAAAGCTTTCTCTCTGTCTAATTCATTTAAGTTACCTTCTTCATAAGGATTAACAAAGATTGCTGCTTGAAATGTAGTAGCTAAAGGAAATAAAATCTTAGCTCCATTAGTCCATTGTCTTTGAGCAATCTTGCTGTTTTCACTTGGATTTTTTATTGTAAGTTTTTTAGAATCTTTTTTAATGTTTTGGCTTTCTTTTTTTAATTCAGCAGCAGTTTTAACATCATCTAAGATATATTCTTTTACCTTATTGATATTATTAAAATCTTTTTTCAATTTTAGTACTTTATCCATACTAAAATTATTATCTACCAAATAGTCACTAAGTTCTGTATTACCTAATAAATACACTAACTGTGGAACAGCCTGAGCATACTCCATAGCTTTTTGAGCCCCTACAGCATCATTAACACTTTTGTATAATGACTTTGTAAATTCTTGAACATCAAAATTAAATGGTTTACCACTATTTCTTAGATCAAGAATTTCACGGTAAAGTAGAGCAAATACACTACTGATTTGCTCTTGGGATAATGCAGTTACGGTATTACAATTCATTTTTTAGCAATTTAAATTATCTATAATGTTTTTCATTAAATCATCCTTACTATTCTCAGTAGCATTTTTAATACTATCATTAAATGCTTCAGCATTATTTGAGAAACCTTGTATGTTTTTATTAGTTTCCTCTGAAAGAAGGTTTAGTTCTTCAGTATTAATATTTGGTTTTTCAACCTCAGCTTTTAAAGCTTCATCATTAATTTGCATAAAATTTTCTTTAAATTCAGTTTCAGAAATAGTTTTAGTCTCATTAGTACCGATTAATTTAACAGTAAGTTGTTTCTTAGTTTTGTTAAGTTTTACTACTTGAACTAAATCATTTCCTTCTGTAAAGATAGGGACTTTACTTTTTAATTCCGTACCAGGTTTTAAATTTGTTATATCCATATCTTTATTTAATTGAGCAAGTTTAGCATCATATGCTTCAATGATTTGATTGAAAGTAAATCCTGATTTTGTCATATTATTTAAAGCCTCTGTTCTCAAAGTTTCTATATTATCAATGTTAGCTTTTTCAAATATTGTATTTGGAGATACTGCAGGTTTGGACTTACTTTCATTAAGAAGTTCTTCCTCAAGAGCTAACGGATTTATTGACCTAATGAGTTCTTCAAGTTCTTCTTCTGTTGCCTGTCTAAGTACTCCTTCTGTTGACTCTCCGTCAGCCCCTTGAACATTAGGTAAGTCAGACCTTTCTTGTAAGTCTGAGATCCTTTTTGGTCCGAAGAATTCTTTGATGTACCTTGGTTGTTTTTTTGAGATTTTTCCATCTTTGTTTAGTTTAATTAAACCTATTTCATTCATAGTTTGATTTAGTTCTGCAATGATGTTATCAATGTAGTCCACTAAATCTTGTCTATTTCTAACAGTTTGTTTTAATGCATTCAAATTTCCTTGAACTTCTTTAGCCCAAAGAGTTATTTTTAATAAGTCACCATCATTAACTGAAGCAACACCTTTTTCTAATAAGTCATCAAACTTAACAGGGTAATTCTCATCTAAGATCTGAGCTACTGCTTTAGGAATCTCATCATTTAAGATTATTGCACCAATTGTTTTAGTGTCTAGCTCTTGTTGATTAGGTTTTCCTTGACTTAAATTCTTAACAAAGATACTTGGTAATGTATTCAATCCAAAGATTAAATCATTATTATTACCACCAGAAATAGTTACAATACTTGTTGTGTTTAACAGATCATTTTTTTCTTTTTTCAAATCTGTTAAATTCTTTTTAAGATTTACTAAATCTTTTAAGTAGATATTTTTAACTATCTTTTTTTCTTTTCTTGGTAGATTGTTTAACCCTTGAGATAACTTGCTAATTCTTTGAGAAATCTCTGTTGTTAACTCATCTATTTCATCAATTCTTCTTTGATTAGCATCATACTGAAGAGAAATAACACTACCGTTTATATCTCTGTTTACAGTATAATCTACACCATTGATAGTAGCTTTAGTCTGTGTTCTATTATTGTATTTAACATACATTAATTTACCATTTATAAATCTAACTTGATTTACATCATTAACTACATACAATGGTTTTAAACCTAATTTAGATAGTCTTAAATTACCATCAGTAACCGGAGCATTATTAACTGTTAATTGAGTGATAGTTTCTTTAACACCTCTGTTCTCAATTAATTTATCAATGTCCTCTTTCTGTTTTTTAATACCTTCATAAGTAGGATCAGTGCTTTCTAAACCTGCAAGTTTTTCTTCAAGGTCAGTACTTAATACTGCTAATGTTTGAAATGTATCAACAGTGGTTTGCTCTTTTATACCATAAGTTCCATCAGGTAATTGCACTAACTCACCTATGTTACCTTGGAACATAAGAGTCTCACCAAGATTATCTCTTAGATTAGTATCATTTTCATCGTCAGATTCTTGTAGTTGCTTAGATTTTTTACCTGGTAAACCAGTTCCCTTTTCCCCAGGAACTATATCAGTACCAGTATAGTTTTCAACAACACCATAATCAGCTATCTCAGGTAAATACTCAAGGTCATATATAAGTTTATCCTTTTCTACAAATGGAGCTAACTCTATTTTAGAAATAAACCCATCAGCATTTATTTTCATACTTAATGGTAGTATTGCTATGTCAGGTTTTATACCCATCATATTATACATCAATGTACCATAAATAGATTGTTGAGCACGGAAGTATGTTTTTTGCCAGCTGTTTTCTTTTTCAAAGAAGTAAACACCATCTTTTTTATCCTTAGAAGAAAATGATGAAGATAGTTTAATGTCAATAATTTTTAATTTACCAGTGTTACTTAATGCAAGTAAATCCATCTCACCAATTATACCTTTACCACCAAACAAAGTTTTGTCAAATACCATTAAGTTTTCAGGAAAAATTCTAAAATCTCCTTCAACCATGTATTGTCTAAATCTTGCAATAACACCTGTACCTGGTTCAAACAAACTATCATAAGCTTCTTTTGACAAGATGTCTTTTACTTGTACAGTTTCTCCATTTACATCAAATGAATCTGTATACTTAATATTATTAAACCCTCCAGTTATTACCGGTGTAAGCATTGCTCTTATTAGAACATCCGCTTTGGTTCCAGTCTCTGCTTTGTGTATAGATGATAAATCACTAAGTATTTGTTTTACTTCTTGTGCTGTAGGATAAACTCCGGTCTTTGATTTTATATCACGCAATGTGGTCTCAAGAGTTTTTAATTTTTTCTCAGAACCAAATGTTTGTTTAAATCTATTAAAAGCCCGTTGTCTAAACCCTACCATAAACTCCCCTATAGGATCATTACTTTTGTTATCCAAAGCTTCTTGGTAGTAAGTTGCATTTTCTTGAGCACTAACCCATTCATAAGCTTCTTGTTTAGTCAAGTCTTCTTTTACTTTATCAGCAATACTAGTAGGTCTTATAGCCAGTTCTGGAGATGTAGGAGTTTCTGTTTCTTCTTCAGCATCAGCAAATCTTCTACCTATAAGTTTACCGTCTTCATCATAAACTAATTCAATTTCTTTTTGTCTCTGAATTAAATTTTTGTTTAATCTTTTGAAAGTATCTTCAGCCATGTTCTGAGGTTTGTAAGCCTTAGCCCTTGCATCAAGATAACCTTTAATTTTTTCTAAGTCTTCTTTTGCAGTTTCTATTTGAACAGGTGTTGCTTTAACATCTTTACTATCTGTACCTGTGTAACTACCATTTTTAATAAGGTTAGTAAAAAAACTAATGTACTCATCTAGTTTTTCAAGACTGTCTGATGATGATACCTGAACTTTAAATGTTTTTAAGAATGGTGGTTCAGCAAGTTTTTTAGCAAGAGCTGCTGCTTTTTGCTTTCTGTCTTTATTGTACTCATCAAAGATTTCCGGATTTTGTGTAATCCAGTTGTTTCTGATTTTTACATAATCAGCTTCAGCCATTGACTCAAAATCTAACATCAATTCAGGAAGCATCTTTTTTACTCCATCATCAATAATCTTTTTCAAGTCTTCTGGTAACTCATCATAAGGTGTGTCAGTAGTATAGTCATCTTCTGATGTCTCATCATTACTTTCTTTTTCCTCATTAATCAAGTCATCAAACTTAGTATTTATTTTATCTAATGCTTCTTTGTATGTTTTATACTCAGGAGTTTCTTCTAAATTAAATAACTGAGGTTCTTCTATTAAATCTATTTGTTCTTTAGCAACTGCTAATTTTTCAGTTAATGCAATAATATATGATTCAACCCTCATTGCATTATTAAGAGCAGCTAATTTCTGTTCTTGAGTTTCTGCTTCAGGGTCAAATATTTTTATTCTTTTCTTAGCATTTGCAATAGTAGATTTATAAAGCTCATCATCTGTTTTAATTCTTTCATTTACAGCATTAATTTCTTCTTCCGGAACTAATGCTTGTACATCTTTAAAAATATCAACAATTGCATTAACATCATCAGCTTTTAATACTTTTACTACAGGTTCAATAGTAGCTACTTGTTGTTCTAAATCTTTTTTTTGTTGGATACTTTCATCATTCTCCAACTTATCCTCATTCTCTTTCAGTATCTCCTCTTCAGATTTACCGTATGCATCTTGCAGTGCTTTATTGTAAGCTTCTCTTGCTAAGTTTATAGCATTACCTCTTTCTTCTTCTAATTCTTTGATTCTTTGTTCTAGTTTCTCTTTATCAGATATAGGCTCACCTGCTGGTTTTTTGTTAGCTTTAGTTGCATCATTAAATAACTGTAAGTACTCATAATAGAGGTCAGAGTTTTGGTCAATGATCATGTTGTGCACCTCATCAATAAAGTAATCAGGATAGTTTTCATTGTTCTCTACCCAATCAGCAAATTGTTCTAAGTCAACATAAATACCTTTATCAGCTAGTTCAGTAAGAATTTCATTGTTCTCAATGTTGTTAATTTCTTGGTTTACAATGTCTTTATAATATTCTTTTCTATTATTATACATGTTTTGCATCCAAGAAAAATTTCTATCTAAGTGCTCTTTGAAACCATCAGGGTCATTAAGTAAGTTAACATACTCATTCATTCTGGTCATTTCATTCTTTAAGATCTCTGTATCATAAAGATCTTTGAACATAGCTTCTTCACCCCCTTTATCTTCAATAGCTCTGTTAAGTTCTAACTCATTATACTGTTCAACATTTTGATTGTTTAAATTAGCTAAGGTTCTTAAAACTTTAAAATAGCTGTCTTTATATTCTTCATCTGGATCAATATTTTTCTCAGCATAGCTTGCCATAACAGCATCTAGGTCTGGTGCAAATTGTTTTTCCATAAAGAATTTATTAGAAACTGTTTGCTTATCTCTAAAATTAACTAGAGCCTCAAGTAAACTTTGTTTCTTTCTTATATCATCTAACATAGAAGGATCATTTAATCCTTGCATAGATGTAAGATCTTGTGTTAACAAGTTAATTTCATTGTCCAGTTTTCTTGAATCTGTTAAAGTAGAAACATTAGAAAATGGTGTACCTGCAATTACAGATATGTCAGCTAGACTATTGTAAAGTTTATTCAATCTTTCTAAACTATTATCATAAGCAGATTGATAATAAGTTAAATTAGAGATAGCAGCATTAAAAGCTTTGTTTTGAAGGATTGCTTTTTTTCTATCAATAGTTCCTTCTTTGAACTGTGCTGGATCTACTATATATTTACCAAATTTCTTAGTAGCATAGTCATTTCTTCTAGCCATTACTTTAGCTGCGTCAACAGCTCTATCTATATTGCGTAATGCTTTTTGCCCTTGACCTGGTTCCAGTGACCATGCCTCCTCTAATTCTTCAGGTGTTGCTTCTTTGTAGCTCTTGAAATTATCAAGGAACATGTCAAATGTACCTGTTCTTAAAGCAGTATTAACAGCTGAGAAAAAAGTATCATGCTCTGTATCCTTAAAATCTTTTACAGTAAAATTATCTTCATCATCTACTGTGTTAGCAGCTTTGGCAATGTTAGCATAATTTATAATTCTAGGATCAAAAAAGTGTTGACCATTCTTATCTAAATTATTTAAAGCTTCTACAATTTGAGTACCTTGAGCTTCTCTTTGTTTTATATAATCTGCATAATCAGCCTTATGTTTAAAGTATTTATTATAACCTAATGAGCTATATCTCTGTATAGTGTTTAAAGGTCCTGATAAAATACTACCCATAGCAAAACCTGAAGCAAATACTTCAAGACCTTGTGTACTGATTTGTTCATCAATACCTGCACCAAGAGCACCTAGACCATATGTAAAACTTCTCACATTTGGATTATGATATGCATCATGGTAATATTTTTCTGTAGCAGAAGCAATTGCTTCCTGACCTACTTCTTGTAAACCTTCAACTAAGTTTGTTCTAAAATAATTAGCAGCTAATGAACCCCATTTCTTTGGATTTTTTACAGCTTTTAATGTATTTCTTAATCCTATTTTTTCTAATGAGTATGCACTACCTTTTAGTTTGTTAGCAGGGTCAAACATTATTTGATACTCTTTTCCTACTTGACCTACTGTCTTACCAAAAGATGCTCTTGGGATGTGCTTTAGGAAGCCTGCTCTTGTAATTGTTGGAAACGCAATTTTGTTTGAATAAAAAACTAAACCTGTATTCCAAGCAGTACTTGCAAAACCAGCACTTTTTGCTGTTTGCATCATTCTTCCTTGTTCTTCATTTGAAGGTGGAACACCATATTTAGAAAAGTGTTCATCATATAATTTTTTGTATTGAGCTTGTTCAGAAAAACCTCCTTCAAGTCTACCTTCAGATAAAGCCATGTTGATATTTTTAACATCATTCCAAAAAGCACCAGCAGTGCGGGCACTTCTTGCTAAAGATGTTAAGTCATCTACATTTTTCCATTCATTCCAACTTTTAAGAGCAGTTGTTGTATTACTTAAAGGGTTAGCAAAATTAGCAAGCTTAGTACCGGCATTTGCAAAAAAGTTTTTAGCATTGCTTATCTTAGATAAATTAGCAAGTGCTTTACTCATGTTAGTTATGTTCTTAGCTGATTTGATTAAAGCTCCTGGAAGTTTTGCTATACTAGATGCTGTTTCAGCTATACCACCTATAATAGCTCCAGGTATTGCACCAACACCTCCTTCCACAGCACCAACAGCGGCTCCTACTAAAACACCTTCTACTAAACCTTCTGTTAAAATACCTGCAGAATAAGCAGCTGAATTAAAAAGGTTTGTTGTAAATCCTCCAACACCACCTTTAGTAGAATAACCAATGCTTGAATATTTTTCATAATCATTAGCTTCTTGAAGATTTGCACCTACATCACCAGAACCTAATAGTTTACCATATGACTTAATAGGACTCATGAAACCTAATTTAAGCATTGGCCAAGCTGAGTGTGTAAGCATTCTTTTAAAATCATCATACTGAGTAGTATTCTGATTATACCAAGATTCATTATTTATAGTAGGATCAAATCCTAATTTATTATAAGTCTCTTGACCATAACCTTTATATCTAGCTACAAATGAAGGACCAGATGGTGAGTTATCAAATGTAAAAGCTTTACCATAGGCATTATTGTCTATGTAATTAGAACTTTGTACATTGAAATCACTAGCTGCTGCTTTAGCAAAATCAACAGGTGACATTTTAGACTTTATAGAATTTAATGGATATGTTGGTGTTGAACCAGCTGTTCCATCTTTAATTCTATATGTTGCATTTGAAAGATTAGGTAATCCAGGTACATATCCTGTGTTAGGATTTGTGTTGTTATTTTCAGCCATAATATTTATTACTTAAATCCGAAATCACTTCTATTTAACTTAAATTCTTTTTCTGCAGTAAGCATCTTATCAGTTTGTCCATTAGCATGGAATTTTCTATACTGCTCTAAATTTAACTGATTTTGCATTTGTATTTTAGCAAATACATCATCTCTAGCTGCATCAATGTAATTACCATATGGGAAAGTTGGAGTACCAGCATCTATTTTTACCTTACGTCCATTCTCATCCATTGCATAAAGTGTTTGCTTAAATCTGTAATCATTACCTTCCAATTTCTCTATTTCATAACCTCCTGCATTATAAGGATGATGATAACTAACAGAAGTTTTTGCATTCAATATAGCTTGTAAAGGAGTATAGTCCATTGACTTTAACATATCAACATTCCAATCATTTTTGTTTGCAATAAATGTTACACCATTTTGATCAATTTGATTTACTAAAGCTGCATCTACTTCACCATCATCACCTTTTAAATGCTTCTCAAGGATATCTCTTGGTATTTTAATTTGTATAGCACTTTTAGTTTTATCCTCATTGGCGATTTTGTGAGCAATTATATCAATATAAGGAGCATCTTTACCTCTTGATGTATAAGATAATTGAGTGATTAAGTTTTTAATTTTTGTATAGTCCCCTACATCTAATTTATTATCTGATTTATCTACACCATGAGTACTGATCTCATAGCCACTTTGTTTAAAGTTAATTCTTCTAATATCATCAAATGCTTGAAAGAATGCTTGAGAACCCGGAGTTCCAAATACATCAAGCTTAGTTGTATAAACAGACGGAGTTGAAGAATAAGCAGCTTGTCCACCCTTCATTGTTGTTCCTGAAGTAGATAATAAACCTGTTTCAGGACTAGCGTTAGATATAATACTATGATAAGCAGCATTTAATTTTCCTAATTCAGGAACTTCAAGTCTTTCATGCGTTCTTTGTATTGCACCAGCACCAGGAGAACTTCTTGCTAAGTTATTAAGATTAAAATCAAAATCAGGATTACCACCTTTTTCTGTTTTATGTGCTATTCCAACATAATCAACATTTGATTTGTCAATTCTTTTTTCCTTACGTCTATTTATAATATATTTATCAACTAACTCATCAAACTGATCTTCATCAATTTTACCAGTCAAAAATTTATCTCTATATAAATTTATTATTTCTTTTTTACTTTGATCAGAATATTTAGTGTCCTTCAATGTTAGCATTAAAGCATTATTAATTCTGTCATTGTTTACCTTTTTAATATCATTAAACTGTTGATAGTATTCCCTCATTTTTTCAGCACCCATAATGTGTTGACCATTATTAGCTGTAAAATAATTCATAACTAAATTATTACCTGCATTTTTAAGAGCATAACCATTTTCAAATTTATTTCTCATTTTAAAAATAGCAGTTGACATTATTAAATCAGTACCAACTTCATCTTTATTATTACTGTAATAACTCCAAAAACTTTCCCATTTTTCTTTTCCTGTTTTACCACTTACTTTATTTTTTAAAGTAGGAGTTTTTAATACATGAGACATCATATCATTTAACTCTTCATTAGTTAATTCATTTTTTAAATTCTGAATAGTACCTAAGAATGTTGGAATGTAACCAGTATCACCCATTAAAGTTTTTGCTTGACCTTTTAGGTCTGTCCAGTTATCTTTTAAAACATCAACAATAGTTGGATCTGTATTACCTGTTTTTTTATTTAAAGGTCTTCTGTTAAATAATAATGGATTATCAATAATATTTCCATTAGCATCATATATGCTTAGTTTATTATCTATCTTATATTTGTTAAAAGCTTCAGTTGCTTTATCTTGTCTCTCAAGTGCTTTCATTTCAGCATCATGTTGCCAATCTAATTGTTTTAATTTAAGACTGTTTTGAAACTCTAATTGTTTCATAGCATATGGATCAGCACCTGTTACATCATATATCTCACCACGATGAGAATAATTACTAGCTGCTTGCATGATATCTTGTTCAGCTAGAAAACTTCCTATACCTGAATCAACAGTTAATCTTGCTAAATCTAAATTTTCTAAGTTTAACTCATCAAATGTATTAGTTGGACCTGTTGTATTTGGTGTTCTACTTCCACCATTAACTGCATCATTTACTTGTTTAGCATTATTTTTAGTATCATTATATGATCCTAAAGCTCTTTCTAATTCTGCTAAATAAGGATTTTGTGCAAAATTTACATCACCAGATTCAATATCTTTTTCAACATTAGCTTTTTTATTCTGAGTTACTGTTACATTTTCAGAAGCATTTTCATAAGCTTTAGCTGAATAGTCTTTTAAGAATTTAAATTTCTCTTGTAAGTAATCTTTCTCAGCTGCAGCTACATCACCATTGAATTTTTGAGATCTTTCTTGTATGTCTCTCTTTCTTCTTACATAGGCTTCTGTTGCATATACTTTTTGTATACCTGGGTTACCACTGTATTCTGCTAAGAATGTTTGTTGTAGGGTAGGAAGAATCAATTCACCATTTTTTCTCCTAACCATGTATCCATTTTCAGGTGCAGTATACTCTCTAGATATTTCTAATTTATCAGCTAAATCATAATAAGTTTGAACAGCATTAACATATGGTGTGTATGTTACATTATCATAGTTTAAAATATTCTCTAGTTTTTCATTTCTGAAATCTTCTTTTCTATATTTTAACTCCTCAATTCCTGTTGGCCAATATTGTTGTCTAACATCCTTATCTTTTGAATTTTGCAAAGACATAGCTCTTGACATTGTAGAGTTATAGTTCTTTGTCCATGCAACATCCTTCATCAAATAGTTGTTTTCATAGTATGGTTTGAATACCTGCATTGCTTGACTAACATTCTGTTGCAATGAAAGATCTAATCCTGAAACTCTTTTGAGTAAATCTGTTACACCTTGAAGATATGTTGCCATAGTATTTTTCTTTATTGTAAAACTATTAAAATTTTATAAGTTTATTAAACATGAGAAGTTTATAAGACAAAAGGATAAACTATATCACTGTATACAAACCCACCCGCTTTTGTATAAAGCTGATTTACAATTTCTCCTTTATTTTGAGGAGTAGGTGATTGACGTGTTGCATTTTCAGCACATTTATCAGGATCAGGTGCATTGTTATCTACACACCTTTGACGTGCTTCCCAATATGGTTCATTTGCTTTACCAGGAGACATTTGTCTACCAGCACCTTTGTAAGTCATCTCACCAGCTCTATCAGGATGTATTTGATAGTCTGGATAAATTTGATTCATTGCATCTGTCTTAGCTCTATTAGTTAAAGCATTTGTATATGCATTCATAAGGTTGTTTCTAGCAGCTCTTTTAGAGTTATCATATGCTTGATTAGCCATCATAGTTGAATCATACATTTTTTGTCTAGCTCCAATATTATAACTTCTTTCTTGGTTTTCAATATTAGCATAGTTAGTAGCATATTGTGAACCAAAAGCTTGATTTTTCATATCATAATCACTTATAATATTTGCAGCATTTGCCGCTGATTTACCTTGAGATGCTAATATATTAGCAGAAGCTGCTTGTGGTGCACCTATTTGACTTAATGCTTTTCCTGCAATATTTGCTTGTTCAGCATTAGCTGATAAAGCTCTTGTAGGATCTACATACTCAAGTTCATTTTTATCAAGATCTGCTGTAGTTGATAGTGGCCCATATTTGTTTATGCTCATTAAATCAGTAAAAGCTCCTGCAGTTTTAATGTTATCCTGTGTCCAGAACTTAGCTGGTTCTTTAGGAACATCTTGTAATACTTCTTCTTCCGGACATGGTAAACATTCTCCATTAGCATCTTTTTCAGTAGTTATTTTACCACCATCTGCAGTTTCGCATTCACATTCTGGATCTGTATCAGTGTTAACATCAGTTGTTTTTTTCTCTTCTGCTTCTGGTTCTTCTATATATGAAACACTTCCTGGATCAGCTGCATTTTTTTGTTCAGCTGAAGTATTACCATAATAACCGTCAGAAGGAGAAATTTGAACAGAACTGTTTTTATATAAACCTTGCATTGATTTTTCATCACCTCTACCTGAGTTTAATTCACCTTTTCTGTTTTCTCCTAAAGTAGTTGTCATAAGGTACTTCATATCAGGATCAGCATCATAACCACCACTATTAAGCTTATCATTTAATCTAGCATAACCGTGAGTTGTAGTTTGTTCTAATGCAATATCTGCTTTACCACCAATTGGAGGTAAACCAAATTCATCAACAACTTTAGCTACACTAGTCCATTTTTTAGCCTTATAATCAGCCACCGCAGCTTTAGCTTCATCTAAAGTATATGGTTTACCATTAGTAGGATTAATTACACCATCTTTAACAATTGTTGCTGGATCATCTAATCCTACACCACTATCTTTTAACAATCTTGCATTAAAACCTTGTGCTTGTAACATAGTGTTTCTTCTAAACATATTTACAGCAGCAGTTTTAATTTCTTCAGGAGTAGGTTCTTTACCATATGCATTTTTATAAATTGGTAACTGTCCATTTCTAGTTTTAAAAACTCTTGGATCTTTCAAAGCTTCTTGAGTTTCTTTAACATATTCTGCACCAAATTTTGGATCATTTAATTGTTGTTCAAACATCTCAATTTGTGCTAAAGCAATTCTATTTGCGGGAGTGTCTTTGTATTTTTTATCTTTAAAGTCAGCCTCACCATACTTCTTACCTCTTTCTTGATAGTTATCAGTTACATCTGTATGTTTTAATGCAACCGTTTTTCCTTTAGCATTTTTTCTTACTAATCTAAAATTAGCATTAGGATCTTTTTGTTTTGCATCCCATTCCATTCTTCTAATCTCAGCATCAGATTTTCCAGAAACATCTAAGTCTGTTGCTGCACCTCCACCAGGTTTAACCTCACTAGAACCTTTATCCCCTTGATATGTTCTTAAAGCACCTCCTCTAGCATACATAGGAGACTTAGGTCTACCCATATAGTTTCTAGAGTTAACACCCATAGCCATACCATATTCAGCTTCAGGAATATCATCACCATATGGTAAATCATAACCTCCCATAGACATTCCATACTGAGCCATTGCCATTTGCTCACATGGTACACATTTATTTTGAGGCATCCCTTGTACAATTACTTTTTTCATACAAGGACAATCTTCCACATTTTGTTTATACATTTTTAAGTATTCTTCTGGTGTATGTTCTTCATTTGGTAGAGGTTCTCCAGTTTCTGGATCATATGAAGTTCCATGATCTTTACTATTTATTTCTTCTATTAAATCCTCATAGTTCCTCATCTGGTTTTCATTTAATGGTCCTTCTCCAACAGGAATAAATTCAGGTTTACCATTTATCTCATTATATCTTTGAATAGTTTTAAGGTATTCTTGCATACCAGGTTGATTTCTGTCATAATTTTTATCATTAGACTTTGGAGTATAAATAGGACCTAATTCTATACCATCTTGTGCAAAAGGTAGATCATATCCACCCATGGACATACCATATTGAGCCATTGGTTGTTCCATCTCTTGTGGTTGTGCAACAGGTTGTCCTTGATTCATTTCTTGTGCTTCAGCATAACCATCTTCACTACCAGCTTCTTGTGCACCTTCTTGCTCATTAGGTTGCTGTTCTTGTTGTTTTAAACCTTCAATTTTTGATTGTATTTGTTTTTCAAAAGCTGCAATACCAGGATCAGTTAATGAATCTGTATTCATACCTAATGCAGCCATACCAGGTTTAAATGCTTCTGCTTCACCTTGTGGTAATCCTTTTTTACTTTCTTGTACAATTGCTAATAAACCAAGTTTAGTTTGATAATTTTTAATCATCAACTCTGCAGTTTTTTTATCAATATAATCTGAGTCCGGATCTTGAAGAATTTTTCTATACTTCTCAATGTCATATTGTTTAGCTAATTCAGCTGGAGTATAACTTTTCTTCTTACTTTTTAAAGAACCTCCTACTTTACCAAACATTTGTAAGAATTCAGGTTCATTAATACTCATACCTCTGAAGTCACTGTAAATAAAAGTGTCATCAGGCAATTTTAATGGAACACCACCATTAGAGTGTCTAGGCCCTTTGATGATTTTGTGTTCAGCCATTCCGTCACCATTAAGGTCACCGTATGCTGTTTCACCTCCTTCAGCTTCTAGATTAGCTTCTTCTCTAGGAACAGCAGTAAGATACTTGCTTGTTCTCAACTCAGGCTTTCCTATATAAGTATTATAGTCTGCACCACCCATAGCTGGTACATCATTAGCTAAAGAACCTTGTACTTGGTATCCTGTTCTAGCTTGCGGTAGTTTTTTAATTCTTACTTTCATCTTATTAAGATTCTAAATATTCAACTTCTCCCCCGTTAGCAAGGAATTCTCTTAATTCATCTTCATCCATATCAAATACACCTCCTTCAGCATATCCTTCTTCTTCCATATAGCCACCTATTTGCATACCTTCATATTCATTTGCACCAGGTTGAATTGCTTCTAATGTTCTAGGATCAACTCTACCATCTTCAAATGGTGTAGGTCTTCTTTCAGGTGTTGGAATGTATCGCTCATCTTCTCTTCTTGGCCCACCACTTCCAACTGCATATGGAGTATTATATCTTTCTGAACCATAAGCTTTATTCATTAAGTCTTGTAACTCTCTCTGTCTACCAGATTTAATATAAGGACTTTTTTGAGGTACTCTTTCTAACCACTCAGGATTATTCATTTCACCAATAGCTTCACGGTATTTATTCTGATCTTCTTCAGTATAATTAGCCTCTCTCATTGCATCATAGAATGGATCACCATTATCAGTGTTATCTCTTTGCATCATTAAGTCAAGACCTCTTTTAAACTCAGGTGTACCTGTAAATTGCTTTAAAATTTCCTCTCTAGATTGTCCACCATCTTGCATGTAACCACCAGAACGAGCACTATTAGTTCCAGCAAATATGCTGTTTTTCTCATTACCCATTTTTGTTGGGTCTATCAATCCACTTTCTTGACCATATGCAACAAACTTACCTTTTAATTTTGCTTCTTGTGGATTCATGAAAGAATCTACACCACTATTATTAGCATAGTAATCAGCCATTTGTCTATTGGTATCCATTCTTTTAGCAAGACCTGTAAAAGCATCAATACCTGCATTCAGCTTTTGATTAAAAGCTTCTCCATTAAAGTCTCTTTTAGATTCAAAATCTTGTGCAATTAAATCAGGATTCTCTTCAGTAGTTTCATCTTTATCTTCTGTCAATGAATTCATCCAAGTATCTTTATTTAACCAATCGGGTAATGCAGATTTTTCTTCAGCAGGTGCTTCCATTTTCATTGGGAATTGGAATTCTTCCTTCTTAGGTTGATTATTCATATTCAAAACACCAGACCAATTTTGTTTATTAGCTGTAGGATCTGAAGCAGGGTTTACACCATTAGTAGGTGACTTAACACCTATTTGAGCTTTTGGCAAACCACCTAATTGTTTTCTTGTGTTTCTTTGCATATCTCTTTCCCACTCTTCTGCTTCACGCTCTCTTTCCATCTCAGCTGCAATTCTTGCTTCTTCAGCAGCGCGTGTTTTAGATTTACCAGGAGTAAATTGATATGTGCCAGGAGAAACTGTGTTTCTCTCATCAGCAGGAATGTAAGTATTAAGATCACCGTATAAATCATAACCAGCATTTTCAGCAGCATTAATTTCTCTATTAAGAATATCTTCTTCTAAATTAGCTCTTTGCTCATTTGGATTGTTTGGATTAGTAGGTCTATCTAATATGTTTTGATAATTTACTCCATAACCCATTTGGTTTGCTAATTGTTGAGAATACATACTCTTCTAGTTTACCATTAATTCTATCATTAATAGTTTCCCAGTCTGCTTTTTTACGCTCAGGATCATCAATTCTACCAAAGTCTTTTTTTCTTTTATCATCTGCTTCTATAGCATCTTTTCTTTCTTTGTATGATTTATCATTTTCTTTTTTTCTTTGTTCTTCTTGTAAAGCAATTAACTCTTGAATTGTTAGTTCTTTTTCATCTTCATAACCTTTTCTTCTATTTAATCTTCTCTCACCTCTTCTTATTGCTCTTTTAGCTTTACCTGATAAGTCATCCCATAATTCTTCTGACTGATCATTTATTAATTTTTTCTCATCTTTTTTAGTAGTGATGTCTGTTGCACCTGGAGGAACCATTAATTTACCATCTTTAGAATAGTAATCAGTCCACTTTTTAGGTCTACCAAATATACCTCTCTTATGTACAGTTCTTGCAACAGGAGTTAAATCATCAACAGGATCTCTATAAAGTTCTCTTGTTAATGCGTTATATGGTCTATTACTATAAACTTTTCTTTCACCCCAAACTGGATTAAACAATCTTAATTTTGATGATGGTAATGTTGGATTGTCAACATATTTTACTTTTGTTTTTCTTTTTTCTTTTCCTTCTTGAGCTTGTTCTAACTCATATGGGTAATCAACACCACCATTCATAAATAGTTCAGGTTGTCCTTCTCCTAAGTAACCACCGGATTGTTGATAAGATAAGCTTTCTTCATTGTCTTCTCCTACACCACCATTTCCACCAGCAAGAGTTTGCGCAGTTTGCATTAACCCCGGATCATTAGTTTCCATCATTTGATCATAGAGATTTTTTATTTTCTCTTCCTCATTGATTTCCTTTAACTTAGCAATAAAAGAATTTTTTCTGTTACTTATTTCAGAAGTCATTGTATCCATTTTGTCTCCTTGTTGAGCAGGTTCATCTTCACCACCTTCCTTAAAGCGACCCAAAACATTTTTAACAAAGCTCTTTTTAGAAACTCCTCCTTTTTTTGCTTGTTGTAAACCAGGATAAACATTGCTATGTGTTGGATCCATAAACTCAATAGGTTTATAGTCAAATATATAATCTGAAATACCTGGAAAATAAACCTTAGAACTATTTTGCATTTCTGATAAATAGTTTTCAGCAGGTTCTTTTAACAGTTTCATTAAATCTATTGTTTCATCATCTTCTAATGAAGCACCTTTCTCAGCATCATACTGAGATAATATTTGTTCAGCAGCCCCACCTTCTTGCATTGTAGGTTGTTCAGCAGATTGTCCTTCTTGTTGTTGCTTTTCTTCACTTGCTTCTGGTGTACCTTCTAAATTATTTTGAACAAAATACTTTAATAACCCTGCCGCTTCTTCTTCAGCTAAACCTTTTTCAAGTAAATCCTTATAGATTCCTTGAATTGACATACCATCTTTAAGCTGAGTATTAACATATTTCACATAAGTAGTGATAGCATTTTCTTTTAAGGCTTCATCAGGAGTTCTATGCATAGCAGAATCATCCACAGATATTCCTTTTTGTGCAGTAACAAATGATTTAAGCTTTGATCTATATTCACCTTGTCCATCAGGAGCTTTGTAAATTCTAACTCTTTTTCTTTCCATGTGTAAAGATTATAATTTAATATACTAAAAATAAATTTATCATTTAAACTTTAAAAATTTAAGGTATATGGGATTCTGTTTTTGTTTTTAACCCATGTTCTATTGTTATGGTCAAATCCTGCATTATTCAAATTACCTAACTTTTTAAAAGTTTTACTACCTTCTGGTTTAAATAATATTACATTATTATAAAGGTACGTTACATTTTTATTTTTAAGTGTTTTTGCAATATGATTTAAGTGCTCTATTGCTTGCTCTGTATTCATTAGTAAGTCAATACTGTTTGCTGCTCTAAGGTATACATCTTTCTTATCATCTAACTTTTTAGATTTTAATATATCTGCTATAGGAGTGTTAAATGTTTCAGGAACTTCCGCATAATCTATTGGATATGCTTTTTTATTCTTAACATGTTTCTTAAAATCTTTTATCTGATCCGGTAAGTCTGTTGCAATTACATTAATACCTTTCTTTTTAATTTGAGGATTACTTGCTAACTCCCATACAGAAACACCAGCCATTGAAGGATTGTTATTTCCTAAAGCAGAACCTATGTCAACTATAACAGAATTGTTCTTAGCCATGTTAGCAAAGAATAACTCAGAGTCTCTATTTCTTTTTACATCTGTTCTATTCATTACATCATCACCTCTTGTATCAAATCTACCATAATGAGTATTATCAAACTTCTGTCTGTCTAATATTTCTTTTTCAATGTTAGAATTTTCAAACAATGGTTTTGGTTTAGGTTCTGTTCCAGATACTAATGCCATCATATCATCCTCCTCAATTGCTCTCATCATTCTTTTTAATTCATCAGCATAAGTTTTATTATCACTATGTAATGCTTTAGGTGTTTGAACATGTTTAGTTACCGGTTTTTCTACAAACTGATTGTAAAATTCTTTTGGTGCATTAGGTAAATAAGAAGCTTTTAAGTCTTTTTTGATTGCTTGTACTTGTTGTATTATTTGTTTTTGATTTAATTTCTGTTCTGCTTTTACTTTACTTTTTTCAAATGTTTTTACAATAGGTTTATTTACTACAGTTGATTTTGGTTTTTCAATTTGTTTATTTGAAACAGCAATTCTAACAAGTGGTTTGATAGGCTCTTTGTTAATAACAATAGTTTTTTGAACAGGTACTTGAGTAGGTGTTTGATTTACTTCCTCTGACATGTTTGAATTAGCTCTTAAATCAGCTATTTCTTTTTGTCTACGTCTAATGTTGCTTATTGCCTCAGCTTCTCCACCATCTTGGTATTCATCATCATCCTCTTCAACAATATATCCTCTTGCAGTGTATTCTCTAATTTCTTTTTCAGTAAGATCAGCAACAATACCACCTTTCTTCATTTCTTTCTTTTGTCCTTGCTCATTACCCATAATAGCCGCTGCTCCTGCACCACCTACTATAGGTGCAACTGCTGGCATCTTATTTATAACATCAGACATGATTTTAAAATTCTCAGGTTTGTTTTCCATCAAGTCAAAAATTCTTAATGGATATTTATTACCTTGTTTTTTTAAATAATTTATGTAATGATATTCAAGCATATCAGGAGTAACTTCATCATATAAATTATTTATTACACCTTCTTCTAAAAGATCAGCTCTTACTTCTTCTATAAATGGTGTTTTCTCTCTACCATTAGCAGCAGATTTCCAATATTTTTTCATTTTCTTAAACGGATCCTCAGCACTCATAATGAGTTGATGAAGTTTTGAAGAACCTTGTGATTCACTAAAAGGTATATGTTTAATATTTGGATTTTCATCTAATAAAGATATTTTAGATAGTTCATCATCTAAATTAGTTCTTGCACCTCTTTGTATATAATGACCTAGTTCATGTCTACCAATTCTTAAAATATCCAAGTCATTTAAATGAGGATTTGCAAAAATATCAAAATTGTCTTTTGGATGTATTCCTGGTTTTATTAATCCTACAGAAGGTTGTCCTTTTCTATTCATGTAAGCATTTAAATACCATTTTGGTTCATGAATAAATTTTTCATAATCTGCAAGTGTAAAAGACATTTTACCAAGTTGGGTATTCATATCTAATATTGCTTGTTTATCAGCACCCCCAACATTTTTTGCATATTCAAGAGCTTTTTCTAAATCAGTATAATCTTTGTATAATCTATGATAATGAAGATTAACATTAGTTATGTCATCTAAACCTCTTTTGTAATCATCAACAGTAAATCCTGAATTTTTTAATTCTGGTGTATTTTCAATTAAATCTTTAATTCTTTTCTCACCTTCTGGAGTATCAAAAAGAAGTTTTCTTTCATGAGTTAAGCTATATAATTTACTAGCAGCATTTGTATTAAATTCAGGCTTATATGGTATTTCACCTACTGGTCTTGTTAAATTACTTATAGTTGTTTCCCATTCATTTGCAGCATTAGATTTACTACTTGCTATACTTCCCCAATCACTAGGTAATTTTTTATTATCAATAAGTAATTGTTCTATAGTTTTTTCACCAGCATTATAACTATTTTTAGGAACAGTTTTGTGTAAAATATGACCAGTTGTATTTAAATCATATATATTAAATAAACCGGTTTTTGGATTGTATTGTATATTTTGTGGATTCTCAAAATCAAGATAAATTCCTTTACCTTGTAATTCTTCAACATCCTTTATTAATTGCTCATAACTTTCTTTAGTCGGAGGGTTTGTAAAAATATTACCTTCAACAGGTTCAACCTTATTCATTACTATTACCTTTTCACCAGATGATGTAGCACTAGCTCTTTTTGGCAAAGCAATGTTTGGTTTATTAATACCTTTAGAATTTTCTACTAATTTTAATATACTTTCATTTTTTGGAACTTGCCCTACTTTAATCACAAATTCTGATTCAGGTAAACCATACACAGTTCCAAAACCACCAGCACCTATTTGTTCTTCAAAAGGATGCTCTTTAGATTGAAAATGTTTTCGTGCAATTTTATTATGCTCTTTAAGTCTTGCATTAAATAGATCATCTAATTCAGCATTGATTTCTGATACAGCTTTTGTATTATTTGCCTTTAAAGCAATTTTTTTTTGTTCACTTAAATTATTAAGTATTTGTGAATATTTATTATTTACTGCGTCATGTTCTTTAAATATCTTTTTGTTCTCTAAATTTTTTATTGCTTCATTTAATCTAAAATCCGCAAGTGGTTCTAAATCTGCTTCCATAGGATTCCAAGATTCTGTATAACCTTTTAACCAATGTGGTTTTTCACCAGGATTATAAAACTTTGTATCTTTTCCTAATATCTTGTATGTATTTTTTAATGGTGTTTTATTAACTATATCATCAGCTAAAAGCTTTGCACCAGATTTAATGTTAGATTTACTTACAGTACCTTTAGGTAAGTGCGGTAGGAACATTAGTGCTCCCTCTAATGCTGCTGTACCAACATTACCCTTTCTGCTATTTTCAACAAATGAACTAGCCCAGTAACCGGGGTTAATCATGTTCTGTACATCAGAAGCATCAAATTCTCCAGGAGTGTATCCTAATTCTTTTAAGTATCTATTTCTTACTTCAGGATCTTCATGGTTATGTAAACCTTGAGCCATACCTGGTATATAAGCTTGATCTCCTGTTAGTGCTCTTGCTGTCATTCCAAATGGATCATTCAGAAATGCTCCTACTCTATCAGATACTTTATCTGAAGTAGACCAATCATCATAATTAGACCAAGCTTCTTTTAAAAACTTTTGTTTTGCTTGCTTCTCCTCTCTTTTAGTTTCAGCTTCAGCCTTACCCAATGCTAAAAACTCAGGTTTAACAGCACCTTGTAATTTTGATAATGTATCTAAGGCATCACTTTTTTTAATAAGCTTTTCATAATACTTACCATTTTTAGTTTTAACCTGTATTACAGTATCACCATTAGCTTTAGTAATTGTATTAGTAACAGTACCGTCTTTACTTCTATGTGTTTTTATATTGCCACCTTCTTGTTTAACCCATGGATACTTATTAGCCTTTTTATATTTTTCCATCTGCATTTTTTTCAGCATCATATCAGCACCTTGAGCAAGTTCTAATGGTTTACCATTTATAGATTCACCATACCCATAAACTTCTGGATCTAGCACTCTTCCATATAATGAGTATGGTTGATAACCTTGAGGGTAATCTGTTTTTTGAACCGGTTTTATATTTTGTTGTATAACAGGTTTTACTTCTTGCTGTACAACAGGTTTTTGAATTATAGTATCTTGAACAGGTGTATTTTCTTTTTTAAGTACTACTTTTTGTGCAGGTTTTTTAAATATATAGTCATAATCTTCAACATTAATACTTAACCCTATTGGTGATATATTTGATTTTTTTACAAGTTTAGTAATTAACTTACCATACTTATCTTTTGGATCATGTGCTAAATCACCATATGTTTTTAATTGTTCTTTTAAAAATTCAGCAGCCTTTTTTTTATTATATTCTTTTTGTACACCTATAGCATCTGAACCAAATCTTTTAGTTTTGTCTACTACTTGTTTATTTGAATAGTTATATAAATCTAAACTATCCTTGTATTTTTGGTTTCTATAAGCAAATTCTTTAGGGTCAGATATTTCTACAGTTTTACCTTTCTGAGCTTGATTAAGTTCTGGTACAGATATGTCTTCTACTATATAACCACCTTTTACGTATTGATCAATTTCATCTTGTGTAAGTTCTAAATTTATATCACCACCTTCTTGAAAGTAATCTACATTTGGATCAAATTCTCTGTTCTTGTAATCTCTGAGCAAAGGATTCTTTTGCATTAACTTATTAGTTCCTGATAAGCTTTTAGTTTTTCTTTTTTTGTTACCGCCCCTTTTAGCTTCAGGAAATTCATCTACATATTTAGCACCACGGAATGTATGATTGTCTCCAGGATATAACTTTTTTTTCTCACCTGTATCTGCTATAGCAAGTAAAGGTTTGTAGACACCATCCATTGTAATGTTTATATCTTTAGAACCATCACCAGGAATTCTGGTATCTAACCCAGGATATTTCCACTGACCCATTCGATCAGTGATCATATCTTTAGGTTTCTTAGGAGCTTTAGCTTTATTAAGCTCCGCCTTTGCTGTGGAGAGAACTTTTTTATTATACATTATCTTAGAGAAATTTCATTTTTACTATTATTGATTTTCAAAATAATATTGGTATTACCAGATATATTTTTCTTGAAGTTAACAAAACTCATGTAATGTCTGAATTTTTTTCTTTGAAATTCTGGTTTGAAGTAATCAAGATTATTTTGATTCAATACTCTTCTGAATCCATCAGGTTCTGTAATCCAAGTGTTTAAGTTATTATAAGTACCAAGCAAAGTAGTTGTACCTGATACATATGGACCTTGATCTGCAGGATACGGAGAACCAATTGGAAACTCACCTCTATCATTTGTTATATCCCAAAACTGACTAAATCTATATTTGTTTTCTTCTTTTGTAAATAAAACATCAAATGAAGTTAAAGTAGCTGGATTTACTCTTGGGAACTGTCTTGCAAGTACAAGATCATTCTTAGGATAAATGTTAAGATTTAAATAACCGGATACTTGTTCTGAGTTATACACAACAGCTGTATCAAAATTATAATCTAGTACATGATGAGAATCCACACAGTTATCAGTTTTTCTATAAGCTTCTAAAATATACTCAATGGATCTTGTAGTAGTAACGGTTTGACCTGTTACAATTGGTACATCAATTTCACATGCATAGTCAACACCATAGTAATTACAGTATTTATCGCAGATCCAGTTATGTCTCCAACCTCCTGTACCTTTTGTAGATATAAATACATCTTTTGTAGGCATTAATAAATCCGGATGCCAGTCATGGAAACTAATCCAGAATTGATTCTTAGGGTCATAACTAATAGTCCAAGAAGCATCTCTAAATAGTGTTGGGTCACCTAATTTAAACTGAGCTGTATTATTACCATTGATCATAAAGTAATCACCTGTACTATCTCCTTTAAGTGGTACATACGTAACTTTTCCTTTATACTGATCTTTTAATTGATAATCTTTCTTACAGAAGTAAAGAATAGTATTTGTATTATCAAATACAGATTGACATCCTATACCTGCTACTGGGTTATCTGTATATGGATATAATGGGAAATCTACTAAAAGTTTGTACGGTAAGAAAAGTGTGAACCACCATTTCATACCTTGCTGAGAAATCTCTTGAAGCCCGTCACCAACTGAAAATATTTTACCAGCCGCTTGAGACATGTAAAATATACCTACAGGTGTAGATATTACAGATAGTCTGTTTTGAGATGCTCCATACTCATATGGTTTATCAGCGTTACTTAATTGTTGAGCAGCTTGACTAAATAAACCTCCGTCACCTAAAGTAACCTTTGTACCTAAATCAGTCTGAAGAGTATCTACACCCTGATACATTATAGGGTTGTCATTCTTAAATGTAATTACAATACCTGATTTATTTATTGACTTAACACCACTAATATGAGACTTAAATGATTTATAGTTGTTAGCTAAGAATACAAACCAACTATCTTTTATCATATCATCTTGTTGTTGTAAAGAGTAGATAATCTTATTAGGATAGTAAGTATAACATAAGTCAGATACATTTGGATCATAGTACCTACTTTGTACAACACCTAATGAAAAATACTGATTATATAACTTACTCACACTTAATGAATAATCATATAAGTTTGAACTATTCTCTCCAAGTACATTTGGATTAGTATCAAACATAGAATTATAATCTGTAAAATTATAAGGGTTGTAATACTTCTTAGCAATTGTTTCAGGTTGTGTTCTAAAATCTACAAGTACTTCAGATTCTACAAAGAAATCTTTAATTGATGACACAGCTAAATAAAATGCTGAATCTTTACAAACAAAAAATCCAGGATAATCTGCAGCGGTATCATTAGAGTAATTATATTTTTTAGAACCATTTTCATAATAATCAAGATTATAAAAATCTGAAGGCATTACACCTTCTCCTGGAGGAGCTGTAACAGAAGAACCTTGTAAAATAGTTTCAACATTTACAGCACTTGCTAAATCTTGAATATCATATTTTCTACTGTTTAATCTAAATCTTGGATTAGGAAGCATACTTCTCAAATAGTAATTATATTCAAAACCATCTGGTTCATTATATAACCACTCATAAAAGAAACACATACTGTCTTTTTCAGTGTATCTGTTAATATAAGTATCACCACCAAACATTAGTGGAGATCTATTAATAACTTTTTTCTTTATATTTTTTGAATTACAAACTAAATCTATGTTATTAATAGTGTAGTCTGAAATTTTTTGCTCACATGTTCCTACAGGTAATTGCTTAATAGAATCTAATTGACCATACTGGTTTCTTACTCTACCTCTAAGAGCACCATAGTGACTTTGAATTGGCAATGAAAATGTTTTATTGACACCACCTTTAAAATCAGGTAAGTCTGTACTTGCTAAGTAAGGTGCAAAATTAGCTTGACGTAAAGTACCTAAAGTAGTTAATGATAAATCACCAGACAATAATTTAGGACCTTTGTTTTTATTAGCACCATTTTTAGTTCTTACTACAACCTTTTGAGTTCTTTTAACATTATTAATATTATAAGATCTCCAAGTACCTGTATCATCTTGGTATCTTGAAACAGATTGAATATTGCTATCAATATAGAACTGGTCTTCTGTTTTAAATCTTGTTACATCTGCAGCTAAGTTTTTATCCATATTAGAATAAAAACCATATGCTTTTTGTTGTAATGCAAATTGTTTGTATCCAGTAACAGCATATATTAAATCTAATGTTACTCTGGCACCTTCAGAAAAATAATAAGCTATTTTTCCTATGTTATTAGCAATTGCAAGTACTTTTGGTAAATATTGTGATTGTGCATATTCTGTGTTTAATGTAAGACCCGTATATACACCTCCATCAATATACGTACCTGCTTTTGCAGCATTAGTATAAACAGCCTCTAAACCACCACCACCAGCTAAAGCATCTGCAATTATTGCACCACCTAGATTATAACCAGTTTTAGCACCAGTAAATCCACTAAGTACCGTAGCAAATTGACCCGGATCAGAAGCTCGTTTAGGATCTGTTTTTATATCACCACCACTTATTTCACCACCACTAATACTACCACCACTTAAAGGTGTGTAAACAACATTTTCAACCATTGCTAAAGTACCATTGGTAACCCCAGCTACAATTGCAATTGCTCCATTATTATTAGCAGAACCACTTGCACCACCTGTAATAGGTGTACCATTAATAGCATTACCTTTTATTTCTTCACCTTGAACTTCTGGTATTTGAATATCTTGGTATGCTGGTCCTGGAGACACAGAAGTTCTTTTACCCACCATTGAAATAATAGCTTCAGCAAGACCACCAAATATCATAGGTATTACAACTACATCAGATAATAATTTAAATTTAGGGTGATCTGTTGGTATGTTAAAGTTTTGTTGTGTATATCCTGATAACTGACCATATGTTTTAAATTCTGTTGTAGATAAGAATGGTGTTCTTATCATAGTATCCGGTGAATGGAAACTAAATATATCATCTGGTACAGTTTGATTATATAATGAACTTACACCAGCTTTAATATATGGATCATTATATCCAGCCACATTACCTCCTAAAGTATTACTTAAAGGTTGTATAGTATTAAAAGGATAATTAGGATATAAACCTGTTGCACTAAAACCACCGGTTCCAGGAATTTGATATGTTCTAAAATTGTTTACTAAACCTTTAGCAACAATAGTTTTATTACCTTCTCTTGAACCTCTAAGAATTTCAAAACCCGCAATACCAGGAATATCATTACCATCATTATCTTTTGGTAATGCAATGTTCTCAAAGTAAACACCCATTAATCTAATGTAATAATCATTAGAATTATTCTTAGGTGTAGGATTTATTCTAAAGTGTGTTACACTTGCTGAATTATTACCGGCAGTATAGTCTTCAGGAAATTTATGATGTCTAATGTATTTACCACACAAGTCATATGCATTTGTAGTTTCTCCTGTCCAACAATGATTAGAAGGATTCCATATATCAGCTCTATTGTCAGGATACTTTTCACTTGATTGCCAGTATCCCATATCTCCTGTTGCTATAACTTCTCCACCATCATCAGTTTTAGTACCAACTAATGTAGACACATTGTCAATTGAAGCAGTATTATAGACTTCAAATACTTTGTCATCTGCATATAATGAATTTTGATTAGTTGTTAAATCAGAATCTTCTTTTTGAGTAACACCATTAGGAACCGCAAAATCTCTAGGGGGTCTTCCAGGAATATGAAAAGATGGAGATTTATCTCCTGTATTGTAGACCCATCTAATGAAAAATGAATATACTTCATCTCTCATATAATTGGTTTTATTACCACCTTTCATGTAGTAATCCGCAGGATATTCTACAGAAGCCCACTTAGTTTTAATTAAGTTAGCTAATGGTTGGTAATTAAAATTAAACTTACTTCTTGGTCCTATTCTTAATAAATAATTATTTACTTCAGCCATTTGATCTGAAGTTTCATATACCGGTGTTTGTAAAGGTAATTGTTCAAGTGGTTCTGATATGTTACTACCACTGTCAATTTGATCAAAGCTTAGTGTACTTGTATTAGTAGAATAAATACCCATCAATTGTGCAACTGTTTGTTCTCTTACACACTTTACAATTACTAATTGAAACTCATCAAAGTTTTCATTATCTGCAGATATCTCTAAAGTAAGTGAACCTTGAAGATTTTGTGGAGAATATATAAACTGGTAATTACTTTGTGCAAAGTAATCAGTTACTTTCTGTCCCTTTACTGTATATGCTATAAGAGCAAAATATGTCCCGTTAGCCAGTGTACCCCCTTGTTGCCCTCTTTTTAATTTTAAACAAGGAGTTTTCATTAATCTTGCTAATCTTATATGATCACAATCTAAAGTGTTTAAGTTTTTACAAGTAATACACCCTACAGCTGTATAGTTAGCTTTTGGTACTATCTGATTATTTTCATCTTTACATTCTTCATTCCATTGTACATTTGGCCAAAGTATTTTAGTACCTCCAGGTCCTTCATAATAGTTTGCATTAGCTCCAACAGATCCCATGTAAGAGTAGTCTGGTCCTGGCCAAGTTTGAGGATCTCCAACATTTAAGTATCTATCCGGATTTAAACCATCAGACCAGTATACTTGCCAAGTACAATCTTCTCTTAATCTTGATACACCAGATATCAAATGTCTTCTATCAAAATTTAAACATGGATCAATAACAATAGGTTTGTATGAGCAATTCTCTTCTTCAAATAAACCTATTTCAGCACTAACTGGTTGACCAAAACTATTATGACCTGCCGTAAAAATTATCCATTTATCTGAAAATAAATATATAGTACCTATCACTAACTTTTCAGTAGCTCCGGCAGCCATAAACAAGCCAGTATTAAAGCACAAGTAATTGGCAGATTCATTAGATATAGAACCTACTTTACCTGTCTTAGAATTATTAACCATATTAACAGCATGTGTCCACATACCGTCTGTAACATAAGAAGGATCTGAATCTTTATTCAGACCCTTTATGAAACTGTCGGTTACATTTTGGGAAGTATCTTGTAATTTATCTGACATGACTAAATAACTTTAGTATTATAATTCAATCTTGCATAGTTTCCAAATGTAGGAGCTTTGAACATATCATAGTATTTAGAATACTGAGCTCTTCTGTTTGTCCACCATAGTTTTTCCATTTCTTTAAAGTTTGGTGTATTAACTAAACTAAGAGCATTGCTTCTTGCAGCTTTTAATTCAGGAATAATAACCTGTAGTCTTTGAGCTACATCTTCCCCATTTAAATATAAATTCTCAAGAATTCTTTTTTTGAAAGCATACTCATAGTAATCATTCAACATTGGATGATCAGGAACCATTAAGTTTCCTTCTGAATCCAACATCTCACCTTGATAATTTACATACACATGCCCATCTTGGAATGTAGTAAATAAAAACCCGTCTTTAATCCAACCTTCATCAGGACCATTGTGATATAAGTTAGGGCACTCACATTCTATGTTCTGACTTGGTTTCATTTTTAATTGAGTCAAAGTATTATACTTTCTAGTAAGACCCGCATGCACAACTTGTATCAATTCATATGATTCACCCTTACAGTTCATAAATACTCTTGGAGCTATACATGTATCCCCATAAGGATTATTTGGATCATACTCAGGAGTTGTATTTGTAACAGGAGTATGATCTGTACAGGCAGCAGTAAGGTTACACGGATTTGAGTTACAGGTCCTGCAATTAACTGTTCCTACAGCACAACTATCAACACCTCCAGGAAACTCTTGATACTTTACTGTACCATATGGTACTTCTTGTATATTAGTTCCACCTACTCTACCATCATATCCAATATGCTCTGTTCTTTCATGACAAGACATTCCGTAATTCCATACATAGAAATCATCAGGAAGCTTAACTTTACCATGACAAATATCAAGTACAGTTTCTTTAGTTTGATTGATTCTAAGACCTAAGTCATAATTAATTTTTCTAGCAAGTTTGATTAACTGCTGAGGCTCAATCATATTTTCCAAAGCAAAGCTAGGAAGGTCAATTTGAACATCCTCCATTAATTGGTCAAATGTTCTATATCTAAGTGTATAGTTGAAGTCCATTATCTTAAAGTATTTTGACCGTCATCATTACCATCAACTGGCATTTGAGCAATCATGGTTAATTCTTTTAATGCATACTGTTCTATTTCTGAAAATAAATAATCAGGAAATGGTAACGGTTGATCTTGTTTAAGTTTACACTGTTCTTCAGGTTCACATTGATAAGCAGTGATATCACCATTAAATACAGCTTCAACTCTTACAGCATCCCAATCAATGTTTGGAAAATACAAGTAGCCATTTAAGAACCAAAAGTATTTTCTTTTATTGTATTTAAAAGTAGTAGATTTAGTTATAGAAACCCAACTACCTGGATTAGTTCTATACATAATCTCACTACCATCTATTGAAGATACAGTACGTATAATGGGGCCTAATATTCCATTAAGTATGGAAGGAATTTTTTCTTTGGTTCTCTTGAAGTAACATCCTGAATAAACTCCAGTACAACCTGCTTCTATCTTATCTACATCAATAAGTTCAACAAAAGGTAGTACTGAAAATATAGAACTTATTTTCATAAGTCTATATTGATTGTCTTCTCTTTTAAGTAATGCTTGACCATACTTCATAAGAGAATTATAGATTACTCTATCAGTTAAAAATGGATCTTCTTTTACTGATTTAAGAGTGTTTCTCATTCTTGATATTGCTTCACCAACTGTTGTCATAATTCAAATTCATTATATGTTTTAAGAGCCGCTTGAGTATTTAATTTTTCTACTCCTGAATAATATATTTGTTGATATAGTTTTTTGATTTTTTTATTATTTTCTACTACTCTATACATATTCCAATTTTCAGGATATGATTTAGCTACAAGCCTTTTAAAATCTCTACATGCAACAAAACTCCAGTACTCTCTATTTTTCATTTTATGTTTTAGTGCATAGCTTGTAAAAAATATCTTTGCTAGCTTTCCATCCGTAGCAAAATTATTATTGGATACTTCTACACCATATTGTCTGGATTTAGAGAAGTCAACATTTTTTTTCTTACTTTGCTGACATGTTCCTACAAAAAGCCATCCTATCTGATCAGGAAGTTGTACACCATCTCTTGTATCAACAACCATATTGTATACACTTTTGTTAAAACTTTTTGCTATGTTCTTTAACATGTTGTTTTCATATTTAGCATATCTAGGATACTTCTTTTTAAATCCATCAAAGAACTCTTTGTCTAAGAGATTAAATACTTCAGGTCTATATCTTGGTGCTGATAAATCAGGTGTCTTAAACTCTCTCATAATAATATAGTAAAAATTAGTTATATTAGCAAATATAGCTATAAAACAAAACCCCTACAAGTGCAGGGGTCTGTCCGTAGTTGTAAGAATAAACCAACAAACTTCAACTAACTAATTATATTTAATCTTTGATGAGTCTAACAGAGAACCCGCTAAACTTATTGTAGCTGTCCCTGTGTGCACCGCCATCGCTGTTGCTCAGGTAGCGGTACCAAGCATAGTTTGTATTGTCCTCTGAAGAACTCCACCAGCTACCGTTGTAGCCAATGGTGCTGTAAACACCATTGTTGGAGCGGTCACCGCCCGGAAGACCAGTAAATCCTGAACTATTAGTTGCATCTGTATTAGGAGCATTCCAATAAGCTGTACCTGCTTTTTTCATTTTACCACCTGCAACACTTTCACCACCTAGATAATCTGTTAAAACTGTCCACTCAGTATCACTTGGTACGTGATAACCAGTTGGAGCAATACCTCTAGGATCATTAACGGCATACCAATTGTATAGTTTACCGTATTTAGGTTCAGTAGAAGGATCATTATTATAATAGCACCACGCTCCTGTAGTAAGATTACTCCATTGAGTAGGATCAGTCACCTGTGGTATTACCTCTCCATTTCTGTATGTTGTTATACCTAAATTACATCTAGTCCATATTTGAGATCCGATTGTAACATCATCAGAACATGTTTTATTTTGACTAATAGTTAAAGGGGCATTAGTTAATTTTATCAAAGTATTTTTTACTTCTTGCATAAGATTTTTAATAGCTAACTCATATGCGTCTACTATGTAATAATTTAAAGATTGATAATTTGTAAAATCAATTTGATATGTTACAGGTGTACTTGGTTGACCATAAGCACTTTGCCAATTTACGGTAAAATCTTGTATTCCGTTATACTTTTCACTACTACAGCTTGGATACATAGCATTGAATAATTGCGGTTGTTTTATAAAAAGTACATCCCAAAGTTTTGATTTTAATCCTGTTGGTCCCCAATAGGCATCTAAAAAAGCTTGTCTCTGTGTAGGTGTTATACAATTATTATTTTCAGAACGTGTTATACCATATGTTGGATTATCTTGATTAAAATAAAACTCATATATAGAATCAAATAGTTGATCTAATGATCTAACATATGCATCTCTAGTTGCTCTAGCTGTTGTAGCTATATCTTCTGCACATAAGTTATTATAATTATCTTGTGGATTAGTAAAAAGTCTACAATTATTACCAACCCAACCAGAAGTTGTGTAATCTTCAAAATCAAAATTGCAAACTCTTGGTATCTGATTATTCCAAACTTGTATGTTTTTTATAAAACTCATAATTCTTAATTTAATTTTATGCTCTATTTTTTATAGTTTGTTACTGTCCATCACAACTACAATGATTATATCTTATAGTATTGTATTTCCATCTATGTAATGGAATATACAAATTAGCTTCTAAAAAAGGTAAATGAGCTTGTATAAAATCATTCAAATATCTTTTATATTCACTTACTAATGTCTCACCTGCTTGATTTGTATCAGAAAGAAAATTGTTTACAATTAAAAGACCTAAGTTTATATCCCAATTTTGACTAGTAGGATTCCATGCATATGTATCACTACTACCTTCTAATATAAAAAGTTGTCCTGCTTGACCTGTTATTGGAAATGAATTGCTTTGTTCAAGCCAATAAAAATCACAAGATGGATTTGTTAATGAAGGAAATATTTCAGATAATGTATCACCATTATATGTAATAACATTCCATGCTTCTTTACTACATTGTGGACATGACATTAAATTAGTAAATGTCATAAAACCATCAGGTCTATAACCTAACAAACTTTGTAAATCTTTTAATGATTCTACTTGAGGTTCTAAATCTACTAGTTGTGAAGCTGGTACACCTATTTCAGCTGCTAATAAATTTTCATTTAAATCCCGTAAATAAGTATTTCTTTCAGATCTATACTCAGCATCTGCATCTGCTCCATATTCATAACCTGGTATACAATAAAGATTTTTAAGATTATCGCATGTTGTCATAAGATTATAGTTGTCACAAAAATCTAATGATGGGAATTTCCATTCTGCACCTGGATAACCAGTATTACTTTTAAGATTAGCCCCTAAGTATTGTGGTCTTGGTAATGATGCTACAGGTACAGTTTCATAACAAGATGAAGTATATTTATAATATGCATTTCCTTTATTACCTAATGAATCAGTTACTATAAGTTCTAAGTAAGAAAACTTTATGTTATCCATATCAAATTTAGATTCTATACCCATAATGTTTATAGCATCTAAATTTAAAAATGGATTAGTAGTTGAACCTATTACTCTATGACCTCCTACTACAGTACTTGTGTTAATAAAAGTATTATCTGTAATTGTTGGTGTTAAGGCAGCTCTCCATTGATATGTGTAAGGACCTACTCCTCCTGTTACCTGAGATACTAGGGTAGGAAAAGGTGCTCCTGAATTATTGTGTAATATCTCTGCCGTTACAACATTTTTCTGCTCTAGAGCACATATTTTATCTACTAATATTTGTAGTATTTCAGATAAGTTGTCGGATTTGTTTATAGCAGCTTCATTAGTAAGACAAAGATTAATTTTATCTCCTGTGTATAATACACACAAAGCATCCATTACCTCATCACACTTAATAGGTGTAGGACACTCAACTGGTGGTGTCACTATAGGATTGTTATTATTTTGATTACATGAATTACAACGTGCCATAATTATTAAGGTTGGTAAATTTGAAAATCACAATTAGTAATTGCTTTAATAAATCTTTTTACAAATTGAACATAATCTCTTACACATTCAGTATATTCAATATAACTTTGAGCTGTAGGGTATAATGAAGTTTTAAAATCTATTGTAAAAAAAACTTGTGGCTCTTGTACAGGAAGATCTTGATAAGAAATAATAAATTTTCTATAATACCATGTTACAGTATCAGTTCTTTTAAGCCTACTAGGCATCAAAGAATTAAAAAATAAATCACCTTTTGTTATTAAATTAATTGATTTACTAACAAAACCATCAGGACCGTTATATAAATCCATTATTGCATTCCATTGACTTTCTGTAATACATTCTCGATAAGGTGATGGATTATTAGCATCAGGATCAATATAAAAATTTATACAAGTTCCAAACACTTCGTTAACAGCTCTTAAATATGCATCTCTTGTAGCTCTTGCTGTAGTCCATAAAGAATCTGGGTCTTGACCCAAACTACTTGAACTTGGTATGTCTGCAATACCTGTAATATTATTACCAATAATACCAGATAAACAATAATCATCAAGATCAAAATTGCATACTCTTGGTCTATAACCTTTCCAAACATCTATATTTTTTAATAAGCTCATATTATTTAATTTATATAATAAGGTTTTATTTGTGCATATCTATACCTGTGTAATGCAGCAACATCACCACCAAGTAAATAAGCATTTTGAGCAAGACTAAGTTCATTAATTGCTTTTAAATGGGCATCTCTAGTTGCCGTATATTTAACATAACTATCTTCTATAGCACTAAATAATACACTACTCCAAATATTATCTATAGGGTCCCATGCGTATTGGAAATTACCAGATATATCTAATAATAAAACATCCCCCCATTGCCCATCAGGATACTCAGCTAAAGTTTGAAAAAGTCTTGGGATTTCATTAAACATCAAACATGCGTATTCTGGTTGTGGATATCTTTCAGCTAATGATTGACCATAATCAGGAATAATTCTATTCCATAAATAAGTTTGTGTACATGGAAGACATCCTTTTGGAACTGTAACAATTTTAGGAAACTGTTGTAAACCCATCCATTGTTGAGAATACAAACCATCTCTTTCAAAAATACTATAATCTAAAGGAAAAAAATAAGGTGGAAAAAGACCTCTACCTCCAGATAAATAGTTAACAGCATTTTCATTCTGTTCTCTTAAAAGAGTATCACGTAGATATCTAGTATAGGAATCTCTTTCAGAATCACAAATATAATTTTTAATATATTCACAAGTAGATAATTCTGTTATATCATCCATAAATACAAATGTTGTAGTTACAGGATGTGGACCAAAATCCCAAAAAGCCATTTTATCTGAACCTATATATTCTTGTTCTATAGGATCATTAGCTACTGGTAAGTAACAGTTATAAATATAATCATAATGTGTAAATGCAGTAGCATTTGTTGCATCAGTAATTTTTAAATATACATTTGATATTTTTATATTAAATAATGGATCTTCTGCATCTTGTGGTAATTCTACATTAAATCCATTTTCACCTAAACAGTTTAATCTTAATGAAACTTGTGTATTACTTCCTTCTATGTAATGTGGAGCAAGTTTATCATTTTTTAATTTCCATTCATAGGTATATGGACCTACTCCATTAATAGCAATAGCACTTAATTTAGGGAATCCATTTTCATCAGTTTCTTCTACAATATCTGCAGCTAATGATGATAATGGTTCTGGTAATCTTTCACAAAGTAAATCTATAATTTTTATAAAAGCATCTTCAGCTGAATCATATTGAATAACAATATCTTCAGTAGAACATTTAATAATATTGTTTCCTGTGTATTGAACACAAGCTGCATCTAATATTTCACTGCACTTATTTTCATCAGCACAATTAGCTGGTGCTGGACATATAGTATATATCTTAGGTGTGTAATTATAAACTACTTTATTGTTACTTCCACCACAATTTTTGCAAGCTGGCATAATATATAATATTTACTTTATAAAATTAAATTATTTTTATTCATAAAAAATAGCACCTTCTGTTAAATAATATAGATAATTTTTATAATCTATTTTACCTGTACTATCTGTAATTTTTAATTTTAAATGTGTAAAATTATGATAGTATTTATAAGGATTAACAAAATCTACTATATTGATTGGTGCCAGTTGTGAACCTATACTCCGATTTGTAAGATTTCTTACAAATGTTAATGTACTTGTATTAGCTCCACTTGCTATTAATATACCTGTAGGGACATTACTTTTTTCTTGTACCCATTCATAACTATATGGTGCAACACCTCCTGAAGGTGTAACCATTAACTTTAATGTTTGCGGTTGTGTAAAATTAACATCAAAAAATGCTCTATCATTAGTTGTACTATCACAAATTTTAGTTGTGATATTAATTAGTCCTGATTCAAGAGATTCATTAGTATTTAATAATGTCTGACCACCACACACTACTGGTTCTCCTGTATAAGTAACACAGCCTAAATCAAATGTGTTATCACATTTATCAGCAGGTGGACAGTTATCATAACAACCATTTACTGGTAAGTTATCATCACATCCACAGTCTTGACAGTTGTTTTTCATATCAATTATCTTAATCTTGTAATTGCAAATCTAATTATATCACTAGCTCCGTATTCATTACCATTATATAGTCTATCCGAAAAATTAAACACACCCAATCTAACCTGATCTCCTGAACCTAATCTAGCTGTTGTTGTAGCTGATAATGATACTGTAGTATGTTGACCAGGAATAGTAGCTGTTGCCAAAGGTGTTACACTAGTAACATAAGTAATAGGTCCTTGTAAAGATTGTGAATTTCCCGTATAAACATTATTAGCATTAGATAAAATTCCTAAATGAAATGAACCTATACCTGATGATTGCCAAATAGGAGGTGTTGCATTTGTAGATTTTAATTGTAATGTACCTGTTATTTGATATGTACCTTCTTTATTAAAAACAACAGTTCCTTGATCAGCAAAATATGTTCCAAATGGTAATGTTTGATTAGGAACATAACCACCTGCGGTAGTTATAGTCGAAGTAGTTGTATCATTAATAGTTACAACATTATAACGAACTAACATATCCATATCTTCACCAATTGTTATTGCCCCACCTGGTGTTCTTATTGGAATATCACCTGTAAATGGACCACCTGAATTTTTTAGAATAAAAGTTGGTTTTGCTGTAGTATTTATTACTGTTGCAAATACAACTGATTCTAAACCATATCTACTATATACAGAATATGTTGTATCATTTGATCCAGGTCCTGGTGTAGGAGTTACTGTAGCAGTATTATTTGTATCTGTTGATGCAGTTACAATTGCTTCTTTACCTGTTACTGTATAAATTGTATTTGTAGGATCTGTTGTATTTGCTGCTACTGTAATATTATCACCAGCTACAACAGTAGTATTTTTTGAAGTTGCATTTACAGTATAAGTTGTATTTCCGGCAACCTCATTTGATGTTACAGTAACATTAGTACCTGCAACAACTGATGATCCTTTTGCAGAAACCGCAAATTGTAATTCAGGTCCACAAGCTGTAACATTAGTTGTTGGGGTAACTGTTACATTAGAGTTACCTGCTACAACTTTATATGTTTTATAAGCATCTCTTAAATCCTTTACTGTTAACCATAAGTCTGTAAAACTTTTACTTAAATTATCTGGAGAAGTAAACCAACTAGTAGCAAACTTTTGTGCTAATGTTGTATTACATTGTGATAATGCTATATCTGTACCAAATACTGGTTGTGATAAGTAAGCTTGTGTTATTTCAGAAGGTTGTCCTGTAGAAGAAAGCAATGCACAGTACCCGTGGTTATCATCATTTATTAATGCTTCTAATATTATATTTAATTTATATTCTGTTCCTGAAACTACACTTCCATCAGCTAATGTACAATCTGGTCTAACACTAGGTAATATATATGGTGGTGTTGGTGGAACAGATTCTAATATAGTTACTCTTGTTGTTAAATTAGTAATTGAATTATTGATAGTTGTAATACTATCTAAAATTGTACAAATCTTATTAGCAATTAATTGAACATAGTCTAACAGTTTCATTGTTGTTTGACCACCTGTTTGTAAACATTCAGCAACTGGTACGATACAATCTGTAGGACAAGATGAACCACCTCTTTTTGGAGAAGTAGCTGGAACAGGTACATTATTTACACTACATATTTTATTAATTAAAATTTGTAATAGTTCATTTAAGTTTGCAGGTTCACCAGTAGTAATATCTAAACAAGACAAATCTAATGTTGATATGTCAACTTGATCAACAATATTACATAACTCAGTAGCCAATGCATGTATAACATCAGTAATGCTATCTCCAGTACATAGTTTTATACAAGGGATATTTGGACCTTGCCAAATAACACAGTTACTTGATATTGGACTACAAGAATTATTATCTAAATTAAGTGGTTTCATATATATAATATAGTTATAATATTTTTGAAATGCAATTTATTAGGTTAGACAAACTAACTTACTCAACTATTGTCTATTTTGAAATATATCAGCATTAATTAACATATATGTATCATAAGCACTACGTCCTAAACTATCTGTAATACTAACTTTTGCTAATGTCATATAAAAATAAGCATTATTAGTATTAGCATCACCATAAAGTTTATAGTCACCTCCTACAAGCCAAGGAGTATAACCAACAGTTTGTAAATTGGTAGGTGTTGTAAATTCATGTAAAGGATATGATTGAGCAAACTCCCAAAAATAAAGTACTTCACCTACGGCACCGCTAGGATAAGCAATTAAAGAGTTTTCATCCCACACTGGCAGAACTCTTACAGAAAGATGTGTAGATGCACCACAGTCACCACATTCAATTTGAACACAACCATCATTATCAGTAATTTCTAAAGAACTTGATGTTATACCTTTTAAAGTTAATACTCCTGAATCAGAATCCCAACTATCAATAATTGAAGCTGTATCAAAACCGGGAGTGTAAAGTATAGAATCAAGATCCTCTGCAAATTCTGTAGCTGTAAATGTTATACTACAACCGCTTGATGTTTTATCTAAAAATGAATACCATCCATAATCCCATAAACCTTGATTATTTGTTTTATATAAGTTAGAACCAGGACCAACTGTTACACCTCCAAAAACCCCTGCATCGTAATTAGCTCCTAGTGTAGTCTGTAATCCTGTAAGTGATATATCATCATTTGTTGTTGCTGCATATGCATGTAATAAAAAGTTATTAGCATGATTTGCAGAACCTGACCAATATACAGGATAAATAACACCTTTAAAAAAAGTCCAGTGATCAGCATAATCAGAAGTAAACTCATTATAATCTGTTGTCCAACCTAATGTTGGTTGTAGTTGATCTACTGTTAAAGAAGGAATAGCATTAGTACCATGGTATGTATAATAATCAGAATTTTCATAACCTGATGGTATATTAGATTCATTAACAAATGCTATATACAATATTGATGTTGGTGGAACCCACAAAGGATTTGGACCAGTGTTTGCAGTATCAAAATTAGAAGGTGCATAAGTATCACCAGCTGTACCTGTTGCTGGGTCTATCCATATAACTTGAGAAGGATTTGGAAGCGGACCACTATTCCATGGAAGTAAACCAGTAAAAGTTCCTTCTATAATTTTTCTAGGCCACTTTAAATAATTCTCAGGTTGATTAACTACAAATATGTAAAGATTTCCTGTATAATCAGGATTTGCTAATTTATATGCATTATACCAATCATTAACTGCAACAAATAGAAGACTTCTATTTGTATCTGCATCACTACCACAAGAATCATTACTATATGGACCTGATGATACATCAACATATGCGTATATGTCAGTATTTGAAGTAATACCTTCTATACAATTTGTTGTTACATCAACCAATCCTTTAGGGCCAACTTCCCCTTGATCTCCTTTGTCTCCTTGATCTCCTTTGTCTCCTTTGTCTCCTTTGTCTCCTTGATCTCCTTTTTCACCTTTTTCACCTTGGTCACCTTTCTCACCCTGTTCACCCTGTTCACCTTTATCTCCTTTATCACCTTTATCACCCTTACCTCCTTGAAGACCAGGATCACCCTTTTCACCTCTTTGACCTGGTTGTCCTGGAGGACCTGCTGGACCTTCTGGACCCTCTGGACCTTCAGGGCCCAGATCTCCTTTCGGACCTTCAGGACCAGGTGTACCTGGTTGACCAGTTATACCTCTTTGACCAACAGGTCCTCTTGGACCAGGTGCTTTTGATAAGTCACATATTTTATCAATTAATACTTGTATTAATTCTTGAGTTGTTTTTGGTTGTTTAGTTAATTCTAAACATGTTGTATCATATGATGTAGCATCTAATGAATCAAATAAAGAGCATAACTTATTTGCAAGTTCAGCAATTACGTCAGATATTGTATCACCTTTGCATAATTTAATACATGGCATATTAGGCCCTTCCCAAACAACACAGTTTGAAGATATAGGTGAACAATTTTGGCTATTTAAATTTAACGGTTTCATAAATAAAATTATTTTAATTATTACAACTTGAACAGTTACAATTTTCTAAGTTACTACAAATATAATCCTTATCCGTTAGTGCTTGTATGTCAAGAATTTCTTTTTTAACTAACACTTTATCATCATCTTCAGGACAACAGTTACTTATACCATATCTTAATTGTAAAACTTGTTTGTATAATATTTCTGCTGTCTCACAAGTTATTCTTTCAAATTTTTCAGTATCGCAAGTTGGTGCTGTATAACCAGGTCTTACCATTCTACCATTTAAAACAGCTGGACATTCTTTAATACCAGTACCTTCATTTTCAACACAATCACCAAATTCTGTTGTTTCAAAATATGCAGGGTTTTTTGATAACCATCTATTAACACATATTTTTACAGTTGAGTCTCCAGCATCTAAAGTAATAGTTTGTTGTATACCTGAGCAATCTAAATAACTTGCTGTAGCTTCAACTGTACTAGTATTTTTTAATTTAGTACAAGTACATCCTGTAACTGTTTGACATGCATCACAATCTTCAAACTCTGTAGTCACAGATACTCCTACCGCATTTTCATAATCTGGAGTAGGAGAAGTTTGTACGGTCCAACAGCCTGTATATCCTGCTAATTTTAAAGTACTACCCAAATAAGTAGTCATATCAGTAAAAGTAGTAATTGGCTCTAAGGACCCTTCACAATCAAATAATATGAAGTAAGCTCTTGAACATTGCTCACATGATTCATACACATTCTCAATAACAAACTCTTGTGTTTGTGGTGGCTTATAATCTATTTGATCAACATACCAACAATCTCCACAATCTAAAGAAACTATTTTTCCAACATAAGGTAATAGATCTTCTTCAGAAAATTTTTGTAATAGTTCATTTTCACAATTTGTAAGAACATATGCAACAATAGGTAAACATTTAATACAGTCTGTATAAGAATTTTTAACTGTTACTTCTACTAAACATTCACATTCTATACCTATGTCAACAGTCCAGCATCCCTCATACTCATATAGTTCTACAGCTTTGTTTCCCGCAAAAGCATTAAATAATGATGAACTGTTAGTATATATAATTTGTCCTGTTTTACAATTAGTTAATTCATAACAGTCAATTTTACAATCATTAGATGAACTACATTCAGATAATGCTATTATTGTAGGGGAAGGTGTTGATGGTGTATATAGTTGTGTCTTAGTACAAATTAATGCTGGAAGACTTGTTGTTATCTGTTGATCTTCACTAGATACATAAGATACATTACCTACACCATTAACACTTAAACAATATGAATTACAATCATCACAGTTATTGTCAATATTATTTTCATTTATATTAGGATATAAATTTGTTGTTGGTGTAAACCCTGTCCATTTCTTAATTTTATAACACCCGCAAGGTTCATAAAAATCAGGTGGTAGATTTAAACATTCACCCCAGTGTAAATATCTAGTTTCATCTACATGAGCTGCTAATGCTGTAGCTTTTGAAAATAAAATTTTTAAGTCTGAATCATCACTGTAACAAGGATATAATACATACCATTGATTACCTTGAGGATAATATTCAGGAACATCAATTGCAAAATCACAATTCTGTCCTCCAAAAGAAAAATCAAAAACAGCTTGTAAACCACCTCCACTAACTTGTCCTGTTATATTTAAAACAAGATTTCCCCCTGAACCATTAGATAAAGTTCCTGGAACTAATGTTGCAGTTAAACCTGTATTATATGTTGAGTTAATAACAACTGAAGAATAAGGTTGACCATTACCACCGGTGTAAGGAATAGTAACAGTTCCTGTAACAGGAGTATTTGGAATAACAGGATTTGGTGTAATATTTATTACACGATCTATACAATTTAAAGACTCAACAGATGGTGATGGTGGAGCCGCTGCTACAGGTATTGTAATTTGACAACCTCCAAACATTGTAAAGTTAAACACAACAGGTACACCACTTTGTGATACTTGACCTGTTACATCTAATATAAATTCACCTGGCCCTCCTACAGTTAAGCTTAAACTTTGTGGAGTAGTACCTGGTCTTAATGTTGCTGTTAATCCTGGATTTGATGAATCAGTTGTATAAACAGAATCTAAAGGTACATCTACACTTGGGTACGGACTAGGAGCAATACTTCCTCCTGTATAAGGAATAGTTATTGTTCCTGTAACAGGTGTATTAGCTATTATGGGATTAGGTGAAATATTTATCACTGCATCATCACAATGTATTACAGGTGCTAAAATTGCCATTTTATTTATTTATTTGATGTGTATCTATCAGCACCCCAAGTATTATTTGGCGCATTGATAGTTTTTATTTCTTTTTCTGCCTTTAACTTTTTTTCATAAAAAGCTAAACATCCTGAACAACAAGATGTTCCATCACTTGCTCTTCTCTTTTGACATCCGCAAGACATTTTTGCATTACAATTATTACAATTCATTTTGTTGGTTTTTTAAAATTTAACAATTATTACATTCAAATTTATTCAAAAGTTTTAATGCGTAGTTATATAAACTCATTCCTTTTTGTGGTTCATGGCAAAATTCTACTTTTGACTTAGCAGATTCTAAATACATTTTTATTAATCTCAGCTTTTCTAGTTTCTCCTTAATCTTTGCTGGAGGATCACATGCTGCTAAATCAATACCACATAAAACTTTATAATATTTATTTAATGCTTGAGAAATTCTTAAATAATTATACTCAGCAAAAACTAAGTTGTTTGGTGAAACACTGTACTTAATTGCATAAATACCATCTGGTATATTTGCTAACTGTGATCCACAATTTTGAGTTTGTAATCCAAGATCACAAGCCGTTAAATTAATATGACCTGTCTCAACAAAATCTAACATCTTTTGTCCAATAACTTCTACTGACGTACCAAAACCTGGTACAGTAATAGTCAGTGTAGGACATACAATAGGAATATTAGGAGATTCAGTTTGATACACACTAGTATCAAAGATCTTCATTACACAGGTATTTGTTACCGTAGGTATATCTAAACTTAATATATGATTTGCCATAATTCCTTAAAATAAAAAAGGAGAGAAGAGTTGACACTCTCACTCTCCTTTAGTTTAGTTTTTGTTTTTAATTAGATTCCAGATGGAACATCTACTAATGGTTCACAGTCAGTACCACATTCAAAAATTTCAAGCTCTGAACATGAGTTACCACAACCACTTAACCAGCTTTCAACAAAGTTAGTGAAGTCTTGTCCAAAACCATTATTTGGAGTAATGAAATCATCAACAATAATTTCCAATAAGTATTGATCATTATCAAAAGTACTTGTAGGATTATTGAAACGTGGAACATTATGTTGGATGAAGAATCTGTTGTAAGATGCAGATCTGTTAATTGCACTCAAGATTTGGTTTCCTTGAGTAATCTCACGGATACGGAAATCAGAGTGGAAGAAGTTTTGGTTATATCTTTCTGAAAGAATTACATCTCTAAGAACTGTTTCACCTAAACCATTTGCTTGTCTTCCTTGACACTCAGTAACTACACACAATCCTTGGAATTCACATGGATCACCATTTAAGTCAGTTTCAGAAGCATATAATCTTACTGGCTCTTTTTCATAGAAATCAGAAACTTGGAAAGTACAATCACCAAATTTAGTATCTACATAAGCACCAAATAAAATTAATCCACCCATGTCACCAGCATTATGTCCTGGAGATACATATTTATCCCAAGTACCACCAATATTGTATCCAGAAGGAGTATTTAAAGAACTTGTATCAGTTCCTGGTTTGTACCATAAATTATTGTTCTCATCTGCAACAACTGGGTAAACAAATGGAGAGATCAATGGAGAGTCAACAATTTGTTGAGCCCATTTGATAAACACTTCAGTTGAATCAACTGCTACTGGAGAAATTGATCCAGCTGGACAACACCCTGTGTAAGCAGTTAATGTCAAGTACGCATTGTGATTTAAGAATCTCATTGCTGGAGAACCTTTAACATCTAAACGTAAGTTATAAGTTTCACCACATAAAAATTCTTTTTCACAAGCTCCTTTAGTTCCTGCATTTTGTACAGTAATACAAACATTTGTAGAGTAACTAGTACTATTTTGGTAAGGAATTTGGTTATTGTCAATACATAAGTTGTTACCACCGCTATAACCTGTACCACCGTTAACAATCTCTACTAATATTGCATTACCATTTTCTACAGTAACTTTACCAATAAATCCATTTCCGTTACCACCGTTAAAAGTGATTTCATTATATACACCATCAACTAAGTTACTATCAGAATTGTTGATAGAAACTTCAAGAACTTGATCATCTGTGTATGGAGTTCTACCTACGTGAATCACATTATTAGATGGAGCACAAGCAGGAGCAAAATAAAATTTGCTTACATACTTAGGATTAATTTCTTTAGATTTATTAGACTCTTTATACCCTCCGTGGAAAGGTCCAATTTTATCTTTTGAATACAAAGATCCAGCAGCCAAAATTAATGGGCAACAGTCACCTTGAAAGTTAGTATCTTGGATTTTCCAGTTTTTAGGATTAACAAATGCAAACTGTCCAGTTTCCAAAATGTTTCCTTGTGTCCCAAGTACTCCTCGGTTTTTAGATGTAAATCCTGCATTTTGAGGATTTGCTGCGTTAACACCAACAAAGGTCTTAACAAACGCATGATTAAAATAACTCATTGTTTTTTGTTTTAATTAATAAATAACACTATATATAATATAGTAAAAGATTTTATAAATTCAAAATTATTTTAAGAAAAGTAATTTGTATTTAGCAGAATTCATAGTTGATTTGATTGTGTCAAGATCATTTACTATTTCTGAGTAAGGCATTTTATCTTGCAACTTACATACCATATCACACATATCTTTTAAATAATCAATACCGTCAGCAACAGTATCTAGCTTTCTAGGAGCAGCTTCTCCATAGGATAATAATTTTTCAGTTGCCCCTTGGAAACCTTCTGCTAAATCATCAGCATGTCCAGGTAATGCATCATACAAATCATTAAGTGCTTTGTGTGCAGCATAGGATCCTGTACCGGTTACTTTTAAATGTAACTTGTGGAAACTAGTTGCCGCATTCATTAATTCACTTACACAAGCTGCAGTAAGTGATTCTACATTACCATTAGCTGGAGCAGTAGCATATGTGCTAGTTGCTTTAGTAGCCTCTGGTCTCTTTAACATTCTTTGCATAATTATTAGTTGTTTCTTTCAGATGCTTGAGCGTTTCTTGAGTATTGGTTTGTTGATTCTATATCTCCTGCCAATATACTTACTGCATCATCAATTATTAGTTCTACAATATCATCTTTGAATTCACATAATACATCTGCTGTAGAAGCAACTCCGGTGTATGGGTCTGAGCAATTTAAAAACTGGACTCTTACCGGTTGTCTATAATAAGTTAATGATGCATTAGGAATATCAAATTTATTATTGGTATAAATCTTTACACCATTATTCATTAAAGTAGCAAATGTTTCAGCCCACTCAAAACTTGGTTCTTTAGCCTTGTCTCTTAAAAGTAAAGCTAAGTCATCTTCCTCTGCAAGATATACTACCATCTTTCTCTTATCACAGCATTCTTTATTAGCATAGACATCAACTCTTTTCCAAGCTAAATAATCACCTGGTAAAGATGCTTCATAATAAAGGTCTCTTTTTCCTAAAGTCAAGTTATCAGATACCAGTAATCTTTGAAGATCATCTTTTCTTCTGTTACTAGCTTCATCTCCTTCTTTAAGAACATTAAGGCCATGTAGCTGTCTTCTTATCCACTCTACCTGAGCTTTATTAAATGCCTCAACTATTTGCCAACATTGAATGTTGTCATAGTCTTGGCTATCTAATTTGTTTAGCCTTTGTTTTACCTTTATTTCAATAGTGCTGTTTAACATGTCTTATTTTTTTCTTTTTACAGAACCACCCTTCTTTTTTTGAAAAGGTGTCTGGTAACCAGGGTAAATTGCATTTAAGCCATCTGTCTTCTTTTTATTAGCTTCAGCCTCACTCGCCAGCTTTTGACTTTCTTTGTATAGGTCTTCACTACGAAGAGGATCAAAAGGAGAATTAAAATTAGCTTTTCCTTCCCAAGGTTTTGTATTTTTATAAAGTGTTTGTGCTGCAGATGTATCTTGTGCAATACCTTCTTGAGCCTTTTTTAAAGACTTCATTACTACAGCTTTTCTAGCTTCATTAGCTTTTCTAAAAGCAGTAATAGGATTAAGTGTTTCTTTCTTTTTCATAATTATTTCTTTTTAGCCATTACTTTAAATGTCTTTGCCAAAGCTTTTCTCTTTGGTGTACAAGTAGGTTTAGACATTGGAGTACAGTAACCCTTATGTTTAGGGTTAACTGCTTTTTGTATCCAATTCTTATCTTTCTTTTCAGCCATTACTAGCACATTTTCTTAGTTGCACCACCGGATTTTTTATAACCCATTTTATTTCTAACAGCTGTAGGTAATTTAGATAAACCTGTTTTATCAGCAGGTACAGTTTTTAAGTTACCTCCAGATTTTAAACTTGGTCTTTCAGATACACACTTACCTGAAGCAGATCTTACTTTAGTGTTTTTACAAGATGTTGTAACTTTTCTAGAAGCCATGACTATTTCTTTTTAGTTTTAGATTTAACACTACCACCTTTTCTTGCCATAGCACCCATGGATGAACCAGAAGAAGGACCAATACTTTCTTTACCATATGGTACAAAAGCACCTTTCTGCGCTTTAACTAATTTTTTCTTTACAGGACCGCCATTTTTTGCTGTGTCAATTCCTTTAATATTAGGACCTGTTGATCCAGTTTGAGGAATTCCATAAATTTGTCCTTTTGGTGAAGCAGAACCAACAGTAGTTTTCATTGTAGAACCTCCTGTTTTATATTTCATACCACCACATTTCATACACTTTGCCATGACTATTTCTTTTTTGTTGTTGCTTTAATCTTTTTCTCTTGTTTCAGCATTGCTGCTGTAGGTTTCTTTTCAGAACCTTTATTATCACGGATGTTATCCCAGAGACCTCTCTGGGAAACACTACCGTCTTTTCTTTTTAGCATTTGCTTTGCCATTACTTTCTTTTCAAAGTTCTTACTGGTTTAGCAGTTCCTCCAACAACACCTCCTAGAGCTTTAATTTGCTCTTGTGCTAATGACTTAACTTTAGTCATCATTGAAGGGTTTTTTCTAATTTCATCAGCCCTTCTTAAAGTAGACAAAGCAGATTCAACTTCCCATTTGTCCATTTCTTTAGAAGCAGCTATTTTTACAGTTGCTGTTTTCTTAATTGCCATGACTATTATTTTTTAAATAATTTTTTAACAAATAACTTAATTCTAGTAGCTAATGATACTGATTCAACCGTTAAGTCTTTAGCTTCATTTACTACTTCCTCAACTGATTCTTTGTGTTCAGAAATTGCTTTAGTAGCTTCATACACAGCGTTTTCAACTTGAGGTAATACTTCTTGTTCAACCTCTTCTTTAACTTCAACAGGTTTAACTTTCTTAACTCTAGGTTTTCTTAATGATGGTTTCTTAGTAGTTTTAACATTCTTTACTACTTCATCCTTAACTTCTTCTTTTACTTTCTTTGTTGCCATATTAAAATAAATTAAACATCTCCTTAGTGACAAGGAGATGCTTTTTTTGGTGCTTTAGAAATTCCTCCAACTTTACCTTTTGGAGATTTGATTGCTTGTACAGCTTTGTTATAACCGTCTGCCTTATTAACAATATACTTAAAAAATACGGAATCTCTAACAATTGATTTAATTTTTAGTGTTTCCATATCCATATTTGCTGTATCCATAAAGGTTTTAGCAGCACGTTCTTTGTTGGTTTCACCACCTAAACCTGCAATGTAATTATCCATGTTTTCATAGATTACATCATTAGGTGTAGATTTTCTATATTGTGTACTGTTGATATCCACTACTTTAGCAATGTAAAACAACTTAGTACTGTTTTTGTCAAATAATTTTTGCAATTCAGATAGAGCTTTGTTACGTAATTTTTTGTACTCAGTTCTAACCATTACAGTTTCTTCTTCTTTATCTAAATAAAACTTAGGCGGTACAGCTTTTGCTCTTGCATCTTCTAAGCTTTTTGCAACTAATGAGAATCCACCAGCTTCAATAGCATAAAGTTTAATTCTATCATATGGGTCTTTAGGATCCAAGAATACAGGATCATTACCACATGACATAGAAATTTTATTCCAAAATTCTGAGTTGTTAGGTTTTAATAAAATAACCTTATTCCAAAATTCTTTATCTTCAATATCAATTACATTTGCAGCTAACTCTTGTTCTAAATCTGCAACTGCAACTCTTATCTCTCTTATTCTAGCTTCTTTGTCTTGGGTAGGAAGTAGTTTGATTTCCGGAGCAAACTCATTCAATCCAGTAACGTATCTTACAACACCATTGTTGTCTAAACAAGCAAGTTGCTCATTGTGTGTTACTCCATCAAATAAACTCATTCCATACTCTTCTAATCCCATGTTAGATGCAGAGCTGTCAAAGTAAGGTCTTACAGCAATAGCTGTTTTTTTAACTGAGCCCTTTCCGGTCTCAACCATTGTGAAATTTTCCATTGTTTTGTTGGTTTTTGTTTTTGTAAATTTAATTAAAAAAAATAGGTAGAGGAAATTAATCCTCTACCTATCCTAGGTATTGTTAGAATGATCCACCAGTGATTGGGTTTCTCATAACAATTTTCAATACTTTAGTTGGATCTTTAACCCAAATAGCAGGCATTGTTTGAGACATCATTACACGGTATCCATTGAA